TAGTAAAGTAGGCTGATGAAGCTTGTAAAATAAAATTGTTTTCTACAATTGGAAGAGTATTACCATCTTTTACGATATTATACCAAACATCTGTGAACTGACATGGGGTAGAATATCCCGTTATAGGGGGTATTACAACCTCGTACACCCCTTTTGTCCTCAGACAGGTAGTAAGTCCCGTAAAACCAGCAATTGGGTCTCCATTTGGGTCTAAAATGTCAACACTTGGTGGATAATCTAAGTTAATGTAATCCCCATTTGCAAATGCGTACAAATATAATTTGTTTTGTTTGTTTACAACAAAGGTATTTCTATCATCTTCGATAATATCGTCATATGTTGTTTGTAAAAACGGCTGATAAAAAGTTTGAGTGTGGCGGGTAAAAAATCCAACAGAATATGTTTCAGTAAGACCTGTAATATTCTCAATCTCAGGGACATAAGCAATACCCCAACCAGTAACACCAGTAACTCCACTGAATAATATTCCATTTATTTCATCGGTCATATCAAAGTGGATATCTTCGTTACCAAATTCGAAATGTTGTCGATCAACAATTGTCAATCCTGAATAATTCAAACCATCGATATCACTGAGGTTTCTATTACTATAGATACCAGGTTCAGACCAATCCGTTATGGTAGTGGTTTGGAACCAGTTAGAAGGGCGAGTACTATAAGGTTTGTTATTTGAGAACTGTGCTATTGCGGAATCCTCAACGTAATCATATCCAACACCCTCATCCCAAGTTTGAGTATCACCTGAACTACCCGAAAAAAGTGGTATTCTAAACAATATAAGATCAAATGACGTTGCTCTTCTCGATCCATCACTCATAGTGTCATTTAAGAGTTCTTCATCAAAAGAACCTGTGTTTGTCATTACAAGAGTATGAGTCATTGCAGAGGTACAACCTGTGGCAATTTCACCTGTTTCCAATTTTTGTCTTAGGAGTTCTAAGTCCAAATCAAAAATGAAACGAGTGTACCCGTATGGAACATTTAGATTAAGTCCATCACCAAAAAACAGTTGAGTAACGGGGTTTCTTCCTGTGTTTACAAAACTATCGAATTGAATGGTGTTGTTCCTATTGTAGTATGACCTTAAAATTGACATTTATAGATTTTTATAATAAATATCAATTAATTCGAATATTTGGATTCAGGATTTTATTTGCAGCGTTTTGGAGTTCAAATAGTATTTGATTTGATTGTGTTCCATCTGTTGCTACAGGAACTGGCGGTACACCTGGTAGTGGATGAACGTGAGAGATTAAGAATCTAACAATCAAGTTCAGTAATTCAATCAGTTCTTCACCTCTAACAGTTGAGGATGTAAACGGTAGAATGTTCTCTTGTATCTGTTGTTGAGTAAACCCGTAAATACTGTTTTCAAAGTTGACTTTTTTATTTGACTTGTGTGATAAAAGATATACAGTATCTGCACCCATACCAAGGAAAGTTGATGTTTGTGGAGTTACATCTTTTGTGATTATATCTTCTAACTCTACTTTGATCGGTCGACCAATCTCATTTTTAGTTCTTACCAAGGCGAATTTATAACTTGTTGGGCCCAATCCAGGACTCAAAGTTATTGAATTGGCAAATCGTAGAGAATTCGAGTAAGAAATTGTGGATATTTGGGTATTTTGAATAGACCCCCCTGAGTTGTCCAATATGTTTCTAATAAATGCACTTGGTCTATAGGCAAACGGGAATTGGTCGACAACTTCAGGTCCGTTAGATATTTTTCCTTGATTTACCCCTTGAATGAACCCATTGATTTTGTTTACCGTTTGTTCAAAAGAAAGAGCCTGAAATGATTCATAGTACTCTAAAAATTTGACTGATTCTAAATCTGAATCATACTTGATATTATCTGTCAAAGTTTGGTTTAACGGTTTCAAAGAAAACAAACGTATTTGACCGGTAAAACTATTTTGTGTGTTTTCAATATTTTGTATATCCCATTCAATAAGTTTTTTTGTCGGGACGTTTACTGAAGATGTTTTTAGTAGTGTTTTTTTTCCCGTATTAGATATTTGTGAATCAAACCCTGAAATTTGAATAAAAGCCCTTCTTGAATTTGCTATAGGAAATTTTTTTACGTCCAAAGTATTAGTTTTGGATGCTCGTAAAAGTACTGTATTTTGTTTTACTATAACATCAGCGGCACCACGCCCCAAAAGAGCATTATCACCTGGTTCAGGAAATATACCAAAAGATTTTAAATTTTTATAAGTACCATCTTGGTTCTTCAGTGCTAAAGAACTAATTACTCGATCACCTAATGAAGTGTATTTGTTGGCTGCTTGTACGTTTTCAAAGGGTAAACTCATAGGTGAGGAAAATGCCCCCTGAACGTAATAGACATCCTGATATGGATATAAACTATTTTGATAAATAAGATTTACCCTCTCCTTTACCTCAGGTACCTGTGCAATAAACATCGGAAGTAATGGTAATTGAACGAACGGGTCTTTTGGTCCCCATTTATCTTTTACAGGATCATAATTGAAACCCTCTAAAGCCGCCCTGACATTTCTATCCAACGGATAAGCACGAATACGACCAAGCATCATAGGATCTTGGTTGTCTACGACTTCCGCAGGATAAATAATTTTTTTTATCAGTGGGTTTTCAGATTCCATTGTTTCTTTGTTGGTATTCTCTTAGGATGTTATTGTATAGATTCTCGACATTATCTAAATGATTAGTCAATTCTATAATTATACTTTTTGTTTCGTTGAAATCTAAATTCAAAAAGTCCATTGCCTGAGTAAGTTCTTTATTACTACAGTTTTCTAAATCAGAAATTATTTCCTGAAATTTTTCTATTGAAATATTATTATTTTCTATCATGATGGTATACCTGAGGCTTTTCTAGGAAAAGTAATACCAGCCGGTGAAATCGTCAATGGTGGGATTACTTGTTGTGTTTTACTGTTTTTTGTTCTTTCTCTTTCAGTTCCCTCTATTTGTGCTTTAACTGACAACAACCACAGGTTTGTACTTCCATCTGGCATTGGTCCAGTTGGGATACCATATGTTTGCATCTGCTCGATAGTTTCTAACATTGCTCGTGTATCACTAAAACCTGAACGTAAATCGGCAAACAATAACGCCACTTCAGGTATATCGTATCTACCACCTCTCAAAGCCAATTCAACTATTTCAATAATTGAATCAATCACACTTTTACATTTTCTGGCGTCAGGAATAATTTGAGTTAGCAAAATTGATAGTGCTAAAAGTGATTTTGTCTGTAACAATCTTTTTTTATTAAGTTCTTTTCTTAAATTACGAGCAATATTTCTTGTGAGTTTTTTGATATCACGAATAATAATTTCTCGTAGTATTTCAACAAACGTTGCTGCTATTTTAGAAGCTACTTGAATATTGAAATTTGGGAATGATTTCATAAAACTTTCCAAATCGTAAACTTCTTGAGTAATACTCGTCTGAGTATTGTTTTTCAATGCTTCCAATGCTTTTACCATAATCATGAATGGTAAAAGTACTTTGGGTGATAAAACCGCTGCGTAGAGTGCCTGCGGGAATTTATCAATAGCGTCTTGATCTATCGACAATCCTAAAGCAAATTTGGGACCTATTGTTTTATCCTTGATTGTTTCTAAGGTTTCATTGAGAATGACAGTATTTGCAGCATTATCGTTGTCGTTCACATCCAAAAGTCTCAGTAGATTGTCTAAAACTTCATTACTGTTCAAAGGTTGTTTTATATTCGTACAATCGATGTACTCAAAAACACCAAGTTTTATGTTGGAAATTTCAGATTCGATAATTCTGAGATCTACGTCAGTAAGTTCAAAAAAAGTTTGGTCGACACCATCTAAAGGTGCGACTTTAGCAATGCCACTTACATTAATTTCCTCGGTAGAGTCAAAGCACAATCCCATGATTCGTTGTAGGATTCTTTGAAAATATGCTTTATCGCTAACTTCACCAACACCCAATTTGAGGTTTACTGATACTAAACCAAAAAGAAAATCAAATAATTGTAATTGTATATTTTTAGTATCAACAAGTTGTATAGAGTTAAAGTAGTCCGTTATAAATTGACCAATAAGATTTTTGTTGTCACTACGGTTTATCAAATTCACTTTGAAAAAGTTACCTTGATTTCCTTGATCATCTTGGTTTACAAACGTTATGTTGAACAAATTTTGTAATGACGCCCCTTGATAATTTACCCCATAATCATCATTATACGACTCATCTTTTTTCTGAATTCTACGATACAATTCGCGGTTCATCGAAAATGGTTTGTTTTGAATCGTTATATCATCTTTTTCATAGAATAATTTTCCGATTGTACTTCCTGTACTTTCTTTCAAAAATCCCATTAGATCTATAGACTCAACTGGTACGTATATCCCCTGAAGAGTTGTATTAGGATTAGTGATTACCGCATCATATGTTTGTTCTTGAGAGCAACCCAACTGTTTTATCATTTCATCAATGACAATTTGTGGAACTCTACTTTTAATTTCATCAAGGGCTTCTGAAAAACTATCTTTGATAAAGGAATTTACACTGTTTGAAGTCTTACCTGTAAAACGATTTTCAGGTATCAAGTTATCGATTTCTAACAGTTTTCCAAGTTGGGTCTGAACCTGTCTTTGATATCTTTTTCTTTGTTCGCTAAGTTGTGATAAAGGAGATAGTGTAAGATCCGAATTTACCTCCAAGTTTGATTGTTGTTGGTTTGTTAAATCTGTAGTGCTCCTACTAATTTCATTATAGGTGTCAATTGCCTTGATCCTATTTTTAAGAAAATTGAAATCGTCATTTAGATCGATTGCCATCGTTTATTTCATTCTATATGATTTATCCGACTCAATATTTTCTACATCTTTTTGAATTAGTGATTGTAACATTTCATCATCGATATCTGTCAACATCATGTTGTCCTCTTGAACTTGGGATTTCTCCCATATTGATGATTGTAATTTGGCTAATGTTAATTTTTTTTCGACAACATCATTTATAATTTTTTGTTGTTTTTCAAGAACCGGTCCAATTTCTCTCATATCTTGTGGATCTTTGAGTAGTGCTAACATTTTATTTTGTACTCTCAATGCAGTAGATCTTTGCTCCACAAGTTCGTTGTAAACCTCTTGTAACAATGCGAGGATAGAATCTTTACTTAGATTTATCTCTTTTTTCTTCGGACGTGACATATACTATAAATACGAATTAAATGAAATTTTCAATCTAACATATCATTCACAACGACATGATATAGTTTTTTATATTTTTTCATGGCACTTCTAATTTCTTTAGTCGATAAATTTGTCATTTCTCGAATTGATAACAAAATAATATTTTTATTAAATTTATTGTTATCAGTACCCATAAAAATAGTTTTGTAATTTTCAAACAATTCCAACAATGCAATACCAAGCTTACGTTCATTACTGTTGAGACTATTGTCATCTAAAGTAGTTCTGAGTTCTTTTAAAAAATTCTGAATCACAGCGTCAGCATCGGTTTTTTCGTACTCTAAATAGTAAATCATATCTGGCCTTGTCTCTAATTGAGATGAAATATCTTCATAAGAAATTTTTCTATTTGTTTCTTTTTGGTCTTTTATTATTTGACCCATCAAATAGTTCTTACAAATTGTGCCAAAATAAGAATACGCTTTTTTATTCTTGTCTGGTTTAAACTTGTCAACTTTTGTCATCAGGAAAGAATGTGTATCCGTGTGGATATCCGTAAAATCCATATCTTTACGATATAATTTATATCTACGAATGATTGAGGAAATCATTTTGTCTAATGGACCTCTAAGAAATTCATTATATATTTTATTTTTCTCCTCAAAAGTTCCAGCAGTTAGGTACATCCTCACGGCATTCTCTTCGGCAACATCAAAATAATTTGTTTGTGTTGGTTTTCTACCCCTTTTGACAGTAGTGGTTGATGTTGTCGCAGAAATCATTAAGCATTTTCTAACTCATACTTTATGTTTCTATCATCATTGAAGAAATACTCTTGTTTGGCTGAAGAAATCCAAAATCTTACCTCATTTTCAGTCAATCGATCAGAACCATGTTTGTAGTTCCAAAAAATAGATCCTTCCCTAAGTGCCATGTGTTTGTAACCTAATTTTGGTATTGTCATAATTCTCATCGAATTGTGTGTAATTCTCAATAACATTTCATATACAAAAGTTAACTTGATTGAAGGTTTGAAACCTCCGGCCTCAATGAACTTTTCACGATTGATTACTATTCCCGCAGTTTGGAAATTTTGGTAATTCAGCAAAGTTTCATTAGTCAAATATCCAATTTCATGTGCAATATTAGCGGCAAAAGAAGCTTCATTTGTAAATCCTGCGAAAGTTCCTTTTTCATCAACATCAACGACTATGGGTAAAAATGCGTCTACATCAGGATAAAATCCCATATATTTTTGGACATTTGAAAACCAAATATTCGCATATTCATCATCAATTTCAAAGAAAGATACCCACTTGCTCGTTGTGTTTTTTACACCATAGTTTATTTGACTTTGGTAATTTGCCTCACCCTCGTATGGTAACAAAACAACATTTAGGTCTCCAAAGTCGTATGAATTTAATTTACTTACTAATTGTTCTTCGATTGTATGAACAATTATAACGTCATTGAATGGTACTTTTTGTGATTGTAATGAAAGAATACATCTTTCAAAATAGATATCAAAATCTTTTGTTACGGCAGATTTGATAGGTAAAATTACTGATAGGTCTAAAACATTTTCCATAAATTATACAGTTTCTTTTGTCAATTGAGCTTCGAAAGCTTCTTTACGTTTATTAGAAAAATCTGTGAACAATTCTATAACTTGATTTTCGAATTGTTTTCTATTTGTATATTTTTCGACAGTTTTTTCTGATTCAGTATAGATGTCACCAACAAGGTTGTCTTCTAACCAAGTTTGTATAATGTCGGCAATAACATCCACCATCATGTTTGGATTGTCTAACCATACACCATTTGTATCTGTCATCCAATCAGGTTTCAAGTTTGGTTTAGTACCCAAAACTAAAACTCCTGATTTCATACACTCCAACGGAAAGGTTCCAAAACCTGAAGTTGGATCAATCCACACTCCAAGGAACGCATCTTGAAGTCCTTTAGCAAATTCGTCCTGTGTGAGACCTCTAAGGTCACGGAATGTAAAAAATCTGTATTGTGGGTACTTTAGATAAAATTGTTTGATTAGATTGATACCATCTCTCTGCTCACGAGTATGAACCGCAATGATAGGTTTAGCAGGAAACTTTTGTTTCTCAAATTTTTCTGAGATCACAGGTGGGATTATCGCATATGAAACTTTCTTCATAATTTTTTCGATTTGTTCTCTCTGTGATTCACTTGTTGTGATACATTTGTAAAAACCTAATTGAGTCCAACTCATACCAGGAGTCAACGTTTCCAAAACATGATCATAAGCCTGAGCAATTACGATCTTCCCACACGGAAGATTCTTAATCTGCTCCATGATAAATCCAAATATTTCGGGTATAATCATAATGTCTTCAGGCGCAATTTCTAAGTTTGTATCTTCTATTGATTGATGTTTAAGTTCAGAGTGTGAGTCTCCCAACCACACAGATACCGGCACAAAATCACTTTTTTCATGTAACATTACCACGGTAAAACCTTCATCGTGTAACGTTTTGGCCATATCATAGATATAAGCAATAGATGCCTTGGCGTTTCCTTTTGTATCTTGTACAAAAAAATAAAGTTTGTTTTTTTTCTCTTCTATGTTTTGAATAGATTTTTTGATTTTTTCAAAAAGTTCTGTTTCCATTTTTAGATTTTTTGTATGAATTTATAAAATAGCATTGTGTTCCAAGCCAATCGGTAAGGAATTGTGAGTTTTTCCGCCCCACGATCTCCCAATTTTTCATCAACCTCATCTTGGTCACTAAGAACAACTTCGGTCATTAATTTAACCATTTCGTATTTCAAAATGGAAATGTGTTGGGTATCTGTAGAACCACTTGTTTCTTGATTTGGAAGATTGATAAAACTATCAAGTTTTTCCAAATCTAAATAATAATTTTCACCGAATACTTGGAGCATTTGTTATAATTTTTTTTAGTGTTGATTCTAATTCTTTCAAATTAGTTATAGTATTTTCTAAGTTGATATTAGAATTATATGTTGTTTCATATTTTATTGTAGGTTTGTTTTCACAATTATCCAACAACTTGGGGGATGCCGCAACTAAAATGTCAAATTCTTCCCATATGCGGTTCATATTTTTTTTGTTGAAAAAAACAATTTTGTCAACATCACAACCAAATTTGGAAACAAAAAATAATGTTGCTGGTTTTGTTTTGCCAATCTGCTCACTAATTAACACTATTTCAATATCCTCTTCGAAACTTATTTGGAGGTCTTTCAAATCATAAAATGTAGACATTGTACTCGATGGTGCGTGTCCGAATATCTGCATCGCAAATTCTTCATATATAAACGACACAAACTCTTCATCCGTCTTGAAAATGAAATGATTTTCATAGTTTGGTGTGTTGTAAGGTTTGATGATTTCATATTGAAAATCTTCATCTACCAACTCCAACTCATCGATAAAATATTTTTGATATATCTGTTCTATTTTTGAGTAGGTATCTCTAAGTACACCATCAATCTCAATTGCTAATCTTATCATTCGTCGTATTTTTCTAATATTTGACTTATAAGTGGATTTCTAACTATGTCTCCATCTTTGAACGAAAAGATACCAATTTTATCAACATTTGTAAACTTTTCAATTGCATCCCACAATCCTGAGTGAGTTTTGTCTTTATATCTATCAGTTTGTTCTAAGTCACCGGATATGAAAAATTTACTATTAAATCCTATTCTCGTCAGTAACAGTTTCATTTGTTTTGGTGAGGCATTTTGTGCCTCTTCAAATATCAAGATTGAATTATCAATATTCATTCCTCTCATGTACGCCAAAGCGAAAACTTCAATAGCCTCAATGTCTTTAAGTTTTTCTCTATTTTGTTTACCAATAATCTTATTCAATAAATAATATGATGGAAAAATGTATGGATCCAATTTTTCTTCCACATTACCTGGTAACGCTCCTAATTTTTCTTCAGCCTCAACTGCAGGTCTGACAATAATAATTTTTTCATATGGTGTGGTTGGATCAACTAATAAATCTACCGCCGCTTTCATCGCAATATAAGATTTACCAACACCGGCGGGTCCTGAACATATGGTTATTTCTTTATCACAAAGTAAGTTATAATATTTTTTTTGTGAGTCACTCAAAAATTTTTCCCTTGTTTTTTTCGGGATTATTTGATTTATGATATTTTTTTTGGTTAAGTTTTTCTGAGTAAAATCCTCAGTTTGTCCTGAAATTCTTGGTGCTCTTTTAGCCATTTATTTTGATTTATTATTTAGGGGTTGTTACTCCTCGTTGACTAACAACTATCGCAGCCATTTCATTGGCGTACATCAATGATGTAGGTACATCTTTTGTTTCTAAGTATTTTAAGGTAAATGATGCCACGAATGTATCACCAGCACCACTTACATCTATGGTTTCTTTTGGATTGTTGGAAGGGTATATTTCACCGTTGTATTGACAACCTTTAGAACCTAAAGTTATGATAAATTTTTCTGGATTTTCATGAACCAACTTTATATTGTTCAAAAATTCACTTTCGTTGAGTTTGATAAACTTTACGTATTTGATTGTTTCCTCATCTAATTTCTTTTTGGTGTCTAATATTACTAATTTGTGAAGTTCCGAAATTCTTTTTATCAATTCCTTCTTAATAAACCCTTTGTCGTAATCACTGATGATAACCGCGTCAGATTCACTAATTGTTTCGTTTTTCTTTGGTGATAAAAATACTAATGGATGTATATTCACATTCTCACCTTCATCGATCCTCAACAACATTTGGTTACTTTTTGATTCAACCATTCTTGTCTTGGTGATCTTTTCTGTTTGATACCAATGGACGACATCGATATTTGGTTTCAAACTTTTAAGGTTTTCAACAACATTACCACCCATACCAGAATTCGTGGTTTGATGTGTTGGGTTGAAAACAGGTACGGGAGCCTCGGGACAAATTCTTGTAACATTTCCATAAACAAAAATGTCTTGTCCCAATTCACCAATTACTAATATTCTTGTCATACTCTAAAATTTTGGTTGTGGAAAATCCATCAATTTTATCAAAAAATAATACTTGTTCGACCAAATGTGATCCAATAACTTTTTTTTCTTTATAATCACTACCTACAATCATGTATTTGGGTTTCCATTCCCTTATTTGATCTTCAAGTTCTTCATCGGATCCAAATCCTACAACACTGTTCACATAAGTGATGCTTTCCATCATAAACTTTCTGTCAGTCCATAGATTTACAGGGCGACTTGGACCCTTCAATTCTTGTACCCTCTCATCGTAATCAATACCTACTCTAAGGGTTCCAAACTTTGATGCGAACTTCAATAGTTCAATGTGACCTCTGTGGAGAACATCGAAGGTACCATTTACCCAAACTCTCAATTCTGAAGTGTGTCTCCCTTCCATATTCGATATGAATCGCTATCAAAATGTTCTGTTGATACCTCAAACACCACTCCGTCAGTCAATGCTTCCAATTGATGGGGTTGCCCTGGGTATTGTCTAACTGAATCACCAGGTGTCAAGACTTCTTGAACAACCTCAGCGGTTTCAGTATTTATCCATCGGTAAATAAATTCACCTTCTTGTACATACCAAGTTTCATCTTTGATCATATGGTAGTGCATTGAGAATTTACATCCTTTCTTGAAAACTAACAATTTACCGCAATAGTGCTCGTTGTTTTCAAAAATAATTTCGTGTCCCCATCCTTTTGGAATATTACAACTGGGACATTCCTTGGCGTTAAAAACAATTGGTTTTTCCATTTTTTATAAGATATTATTCAATAAGTAAAAGTATAGATTATAAATTTACCTTCTCACCATCAACTTCACTTCCTTTTTTGTAAAATCTAACTTTATCACCAAAATCGTGTGACAACTCATTTATAATCTTTTTATTTTTCAAGAAAGTATCACTTTCGAAAACGTAAATTGTGTACCCCCTTTTGATAAGTTCCAATACAACGAACAATTTTCTACTATCAACAATCTCAGAGTTTTCATATGTTATACCCCCAACCAATAGTGGAACCGATAAATCTTTCTGTGTGTCCAAAATATAATTCAGTACAAATATGTTGTGATTATCCAAATTATAATTGATATCACCACCAAAATTTATAGGTGTTTTTTTCTTCTCAATAAAAGATTGTAAAACATCATTCTTCAACTTCATTTCTAAAGTTTCTGAAGGATAGTTTAATTTTAAAAAATTTTCTATAATACCACCATCCCCTTTTGCTTCCATGACCTCATCGATCATTTTTGTGTAAGTGTATTTGAGGTAATTTAAGTTGTTTTCCAATAGATTTACAAGTTCAGCCGAGGAAGGAGACATGTTTGTAATAGATAAATTTTTGAACCCGATGTCCACCAACAAACTTTGAATTTTAGAAACAACTAAATGATTAAGAGTTCCAAGAATAATTTTTCCGGTATTCACCTCTGATGTGGGGGGTGAGTAAACGACTTCAATATTCATCGGATTTAGAATTTCATTAATCCTTTGAAATTCATTTGGATTTATATTAGAGCAAATAACAAAAATTTTACCATGCACACTTATTTCATTTTCAAAACAATATCCCCAAGATTCCAAAGTGTTGTTTAGATTTTTTGTGTCGAAAGTATTGTTGGGTAACAGTGTAACCTCATCAAAAAAAAATACAATTTCAGAATTTTGTATTGTTACTATTTCATCAGTATTTGATTCAAAATCTTGAGATGTTAATTCGATAAACGTTTTTTTACCACTTTTATTTATTACTCCTATTCTACTCATAGTGGAAAGTATTTTCTCATTGCGATTTCTCTTTTTTCACGTTGTGAAACTTGAACATGAAGTGCTTCATCACCTTCTTTCATATTGATGAATTTATTTGATAAATCGGACAATACAATTTTTTTCTTAAGATGTGAACTAATTTTTATGTCATCACAAGTAAAATCTGGTGTCATATCAAGTCCTTCTAAACTTGATGTGCGTATAAACATAAAACGTCCTTTAATTACATCCACTGAGATGTTTCTATCTTCGGGATTTTGAATATGGGTACAATACCAATATTGACTTTGTTGGTCATTGATTACCCCAGCATATCCCACCGCATCGACACTTGGGTTTTTGTCCATGAAAGTTTTACAAATCTCTAAAACTTTGTGATCGGAAAAAATGATGTCATCGTCAATCACACAAAAATAATCGGTGTGAACATCCTTAATTAATTCCCAACGAGCCCAACATTGTAAAGAATTATCCGACGAGATGTAATTGATTGGATCTGTTACTGTAATTTTGTATCTACTATCGTTTGAGGCGTTATCAACCAAATACATGTCAGGTTGTATAGTTTGAGATAGTGTTTTGGTTAATATAGAAGATAGATTCTCTCTTCTTTTCCAATTCAAAAAAACTATAGAAATTTCGCTCATAAAATTTTATCGTGATTGTTTGTTTTATAATATATTCCAATTTTCTTCTTTTACCAAGTATTTTAACATTGGTGTTTTCAAATCTTTGACTCGTTTGTATAAAGAGTGTTGATCATCTCCATTTTTAATGATTGCGGAACTTTTTGATACTTTATATCCGTGAATTTTATTGGCAAAAAATGATAACCATAAATCCTCCACAAACCAATAATCCTCCTTACATTTATATAAGTTAGGATCCTCCAAAATTGACATGTCCATTATCATACCACCCGTACCTGCGTAGTGGATTTCTTCACCTGGTTTTCTTTGAACTCGGTTCACATTATAGTTCAAACCGTTGAATTTCCAACCATAGCGTGACTTAATGGTTTTGGGTTCTTTTTCTCTGTAAAACACCTCCAAAATTTCGTTACCGAAAGTTTGATCGTCATCGATAAAAACACAATAATCCATTAATCCTGGTCTCCGTCTAACTTTTTGGCCATAATAGAATCGTCCGAAACCCCCAATGTTTTTTTCAGAGTGGTGAATTTCATAATCAAAATCTGCATGAGTTTGTAATAGTTTATCAAAACCATCTTTCAATTCAAAATTGTTATTCCATACAAATAATTTGAAATTTTTGTAGGTTTGATTATTGAGTTGTTGTATAATTTTTTCAAAACCATCAATTCTTTTCCAAACACACATTATTACAGGTAACTTATCGTTTTCGTTTGGCAGTTTTTTAATTTCGTATAGTTTTTGTTCGTTATGAATCATCATTTCGGATGGGACTCGAAATGGTCTGATTTCTAATGGGAATTCTAAATATAGATTTCGAGTTTTTTTATGCCAATCGAAAAAATTACTCAAGTATTTATTCCTCAACGTTGACCTTTCTGGTATAATACTTGTCAAACCATTTTCTCTTCTAACCCCTTTTTGTAAAACTTCTGTTATATGGTGGACTGCAGATTTTCCATAAACTTTCAAAAATCTTTCATAGAACTCCGAGTCCGCCCCCATCTTTACCGAATCGTAATAACCAATTTTATCGAAAACGGTTTTTCTCCACATCATCGATGGATAGCCAAGTGAGACTTTGTGACCAATCCTTTCATATTGACAAGTCACACAACTTATATTGGGATTTTCTTTCAATATAGTTAATTGTTTTTCTATTTTTTCTGGTAAATCTATATCATCGGAATCCAATATGGTGACATAGTCACCTGATATCTTGTCTAATATTGAATTTTTTAGCCAGTACGGACCCATGTTTTGGTCGTACAAGTAGATATGAATTTTTGGATGGTTTTTATATTTTTCGAATACAATATGACTATCGTCGGTAGAATTATCATCTAAAATGATAATTTCTATTTCACTATAGGTTTGACCTAGTGACGATTGTATGGCACTTTCTAAAAATTCAGATGTGTTAAAATTTGTTATGATAATTGATACTACGTCTTTTTTGATGTCCAATAATTTTTTTTCAAAAAAAGAAAAATCTATATTGTTACAAATTTTTTGGGTTTTTTTCTTCTGAGTTTCGGATGGATGATTTGCTTGACCATCTTTTATCAATTTCTTGTAGTTGTGTACATCTGGTGTGGGGTCTATTTGTAAAATCAAACCATCAGATTCTGTAAATGAAAGAATCTTCCTCGATTTAAATCTTTGAAGTCTAGCCCAAGAATTTATGTTTGATGAGGTACCAAAAAACGTATCCCATAATTGACCTCTCAATTCAGAAATTACTTCTCTCGACACTAACCTTACTTGAGATATTGGCAATCCATTTGTCTTTGGTTTCATATAAATAATTTCACCATAATCATTCATCAAAACAAAATCATTCCAAGCTAAAATCTGATACTTATTTTTTTGTACAAAAATTTGAGTTATGACATTTTCATCTAGAAAGATATCAGATTCCAAAAGTAAAATATGGGAATACTTGGGGTTTTTTTGAAAGAATTCTATTTGAGAATTTAAGTAGGATCCTATTGGTTCACTATTTACTGTTATATATTGAGAACCCAAATATTCTGACAAATTTTTTTTGTTCTCATCATTCCCTATTACTAAAATGTCAAAACCAAATTTTTGATAATATAATATAAATTTTTCCAATATATCATAACGAGTTGTATCTACAGTTGAAATTAGTATTTTCGTAAAATCTTTTGTTTCTGTTTCTTTCTGAACATGTATAACTTGTGGACTCTCAATTGGGGGCGGTGTTACGGCACTTGACTGCGGTAGTTCTGGAAGATCTGTGATACTAATAGTTTTTAATTGAGTCATGGTAGCACTGTAAAAACTACCTGATTGGTATTGTACGGTAACTGTCCGTCCTGGATTGATTGGTTGATTACGTACTAAAAGACCGCTTCCCCATTTTGTATAATTTATTACCGCAGATGTTTTTCCAACATTTTGTATAATATGTTTTTTACCGGTTATTCGACTTAAGTTGGTAATTTGTTTTTTCATTTAGGTAGGGGATTATAACTATAATTATAAGATTATTTAGTTATCGACTCTTTTACCGAAACCCGCCGATGGTACTAAAACCAAAATCTGATCAATCCATTCTTGGTTTGGAATGGTCTTACTTAAAGACTCGACAAACCTAAAGTCACCACACTTGAATCCGTCCCATTCGTATTTCTTTGCCCACTTGGAATGAAATGTAAAACAATTACTACCAATATTACCAAGTTCTAATTTTTTCATATTGAATGTAATTTGTCTTGGAATAATTGCATGTCCACCTGACAACATTTTCCAAATATATAGGGTATCTTCATTTTTTAGATTATCCACAATTTTTTGTACAGAATTTTCATCAAAAAAAAGATCATCATCATCCAAAAAAATTATCCAACCATCTTCGATGGTTTTTAAAACTGGATTAAAATACAAATTATGATATGATGGCCAAAATAATCGACTTGTAAAAATTGGACCTTTGTAGTTTTGGATCAGTTCCTCTCTATCTACTCCAAATAGAGTTATATCTGAATATTTAGAAACGTAATTTTCATAATCTTGGGGATTATCGTAAATTACTATGTGATTTATATTTTTGTACGTTTGACTTTTGACTGATTTATAATTCCTATCAAAAGCCTTTGGTCTGTTTGAAGTTCTGGTAATTACATTTATTAATTCACTCATTTTATTTGATTGAAATCCAATGTTTTAGTTTATCTTTGTTATCACTTACAAATTTTGTCAAGGTATGTCCTAAATCTTGCTGCATTATTAAAATTTCCTCATCATTATTTTTTCGGGTTTGACTTTCAAAATGATATGCTACTAAACTCCCGTCACAAATGTTATCAAATCCATGAATTATACATTGAAAATTTAATTCTACGTCTTCAAAACAAACTCTATATATTTCGTTGAAACCACCAATTTTTTCAAAAACATTTTTTCTTATCATCATCAAACCCGCGGTATTACCTACAACCTTGGTCTGTGTAATTGAAAAGTTATAGTAAGATCGAAAATTTTTATGTGTAAGGGCAAAGTCTCTACCCTCATTCGCAAATCCTGTTAGGATACCATCATGTTGGACGGTATTATCCTCGAAGTGAAGTCTGGCTCCAACGGTTCCTGTCTTTGGATTTGTTCTAAATGTTTGTAACATCCCATACATAACATTATTGAGTAATTGTATGTCGTTATTACTAAACATCAGGAATTCAAACTCATTTGTTATGTATTTTTTTACAACATCATTGTTGATCTTGGCAAAGTTATAATAATCATATTCAATTAGATGTATCTTAATTTGTTCTGAATTAGTGATGATGTATTTTCTAATTTCTTCTTTCTCTTGATCAGTTGATCCTGTATCCGCAACAAATACCTCATAATTTACATTTTTTGTGTGTAACTTAAAAGAGTCTAAACAACTGAAAAGTAGGTTTAGTTTTCCTTTTGTAGGAATTACTACAGCAACTTTACCTGTGTTTTTACTTGGCTTACTCTTGACAGGTTCAACAAATACGAATTCAGGTTTTAAGTCCAAAGGGAGATGTTTCTTGAATTTATTTAGAAAAATCTCCTTAGACCTAAAAAATTCTTCGTTGGGTCTCCCAACAGATTCGTGAGTAATTTCAAAAGACGATGTAACTCCGATTTTAACACCATCTAAAAAATTTGATACGCAAAAGGGGTGATCGTAAAAATGAAATCTACCAATTGTTTCATCGAACTTATGTTTGATTTTTGTTTTATCAAATGCCATAAAAAGTCCATCAATAGAAACGACTGGAATAATAAATGGTAATTTTGGTGAATATTTACTCAAAAACTTTTTCTGACCCTCCGGATGGTGATATACTTGACCAACCATAGTTTGAGGGAGTCTTTCCCAATAAACTCCTGATTCAGGGAAGTAGCTAGTACCTGCTTTACCAATAATACCAAACTCGGGATTGTCTTGGAAATCTTTTACTAATTTTTTACCCCAATTTGTTTCCATTTTAACATCATTGTGTAGACACACAACAATGTCAAAAATAGATTCTGAAATACCTTTGTTATATACTTCCGATAATGAATATTGGTTGTTGTTTTGGTATTGAAGAATTTGGACCTCTTTTAATCCAACACTTCGGAGCAAGTTACTCTTGAAGTTATTGTTATAAACTTCGTCTTTATGGGTTGAGTAAATTATTGTTATCATTATTCGAATACTTCTATGTCAAAAGTTTTTTTAGTCATTTTGTTCCACTTACCCTCATATCGTGTGGCTCTGACAATATGATTATCAATCCAATGGTAGTTTCCACCTCTGGGTTTGTTCATCAATAAGTTGTGGTAAAAATACCCATGATTTTGAAGCCATTCCTCAGTCACTTTACGATGATCCTCAGTTCTTGAAGTAAAGAAAGTAATTATGTGACCTTCATTGTACCAATCATTTATGGTATCGACCGACCCTGGGTAGGGTAAACAGGTTTCCATTCTCCACGGTTCCTCATTTGGAACATCTTCAGTAATTGTCCCATCAATATCAATTAGGTAGTTTTTAATACCATCAGGTAAGACTGGACTGATAGTATTTCCATTATATTCCTGTTGACCCAAATCCATTGTCTCCTCGATCTTTTTGATTAATTTTATTTTGTTCAACTAATTTTACCCACTTACCACTCACTACAGGTGAAAGGACTGCTTGTGCAATTTTTTGACCCTGATCAATAGTGATTGAATAGTTATTCATATTCATCAAAATAACTTTTATTTCACCCGTATATCCCTGATCTACAGTTCCCGGACTATTCAGAACAATCAGACCTTGATTTATTGCCAATCCACTTTTAGTTCGGACTTGTATTTCATAATTCTCAGGAATATCGAAAAACAACCCTGTTGAAACCAATTTTCTCTCGAATGGTAAAAATTGAACTTCTTCAACTGAAAATAAATCAAATCCTGAGTCAGAATCGTAGTTATAGAAAGGATCAACCGCCGTCGAGTGATCCTTTCGATATTTCAAATCTAATTTTGGTTGGATTTGATTATATACATCTTCTAAATTTTTTATCTCGATTCCATCAATTTCATCGATCACACCTGAATCTAACTCATCAAGTTGATTTTGAAGTCTTTGGAGTATCTTATCGAGATCTTCGGGGAATGAATCGTTTTTAGACATTATTTGAGTTCTTTGAATTTCTTTATCAAGTTAATCAATACTTCTACATCTCTCTCACAATACTCGATGATTAGATCAAGTTGATCGTAGTCGTAATACGCCTCATGAACGCGGTTTCCTGTAACCTCACCTTCTTTTGGTGATGGTACACCCATAGCCGCACACATGAGTTCTAAAGATGACAGAGCAAAATTATTTCCCATCTTCCAAATATCCATGGTATCAATAGCCTTTATTTCCCATGGTTTAGTATCATATCCGGGTAATAATACTGATGGTTTGATACCATTAATTACCATTCTTTTTTGTAATACCGGTATGTCGAACATTTTAATATTGTGTCCACACAACCAAAAATCTAATTTGAAAACTTTGTCTAAAAGTGCGTTCACTCCCTCCAATAATTTCATTTCATCTTTATCTGCAAACGTTTGTTTATGAATTTTACCGTCAGGAGTTACAAAGGCAAAACTAGCACAAACAATTCTAGAGAATTCAGGTACAAGAGCGGCTCGGTTTACAAAAACCTGAGAAGCGTCTAAACCCTGATCTTCAGGAAATCTTTTTAGAAACCAATCGTAGTAGTTATGAAGTTGTTTTTGAAGTGCAGGATATTTTTCAGACAATTCATCGTAATCCTTGGTAATACCAACGGTCTCAATGTCAAAAAAAAGGATTTTGTTTATAGATTGTGGTATCATAGTATAGATTTATAAAATTCGGCACGGTCCTTAATGACAACATTCAAATCATATTTGTCTTTTACAGTTTCGTATAGTCTTTCTCCTAAATCAGTTGCCCATGATGGATTATCAATTAACTTTTTGATGTATTTGTACCAATCACTATTGTTTCTTCCTTCGTCCACAAGTAGAGCGTTTCCATCAACAAACTCACCTTGATTTAGTGCATGTTTCAAATCGATAGTATAAGGACCTACGTTTGAGGCTATAATAGCCTTTTTGTAGAAACCAGCTTCAATTACCTTGAGTTGAGATTTTACTCGGTTAAACAAATGGTTTTTTATTGGTGCCAAGGAAACATCAAATTTAGAATAATTCTTTGCGTATGATTGAACAGGTCTAGTCCATACTCTACGATAGAATTCATGAGAAAATTTGGAATCATCATCTTCAGAAAACATATCCAAAAATACTTTGTATTCAGGACTAATCAATTTGTACTTGTTAGTGAAAATTTCTTCGTATTTTTTCCAGACAGTTTCTTCAGGTCGGATTGGACGTTGTTTTTGTTCACCCGTTTGTTTGTTGATTTCGGTTACTGTACCTCGAGTATCAAAACCACAAAGATAAAATTGCGATTGGTCTTTGTGTTGATACATTTTAGGAAAAACACCATCAAGTAGCATAAGATCATGAAGATGAGAAGAACCTCCCAACCACCCAAATCGTAATTTCTCACTTGGTAATGTTGGTTCATTGAACTGAGTTTCTTTTGCGTTTATTGCGTTTGGAAAAACAACTACGTTTTTATTATACTTAGAAATTTCTGTGGCAAATACTGATGTTGTTGTCATCACATACTGTGAGTGACGTAAGTTGTTTACAATTTTTTCATGAATTTTATTGGTTACAATGAGATCGTGAATTGGGTGTTCTTTACCTGGTAACCAATAATCATCCAAATCCATAATAGTAACAATTCCCATGGATTTAAGTATTCCCAACAAGTTAGGTGTGTTATCGTAATCACCCAAAGTACGGTGAAAATGGACAATTTGATACTTTTTCCAAAAATTCATGTCGTTCATGGGAACTTGGAAAAGAATATCAACGTGAAAGTCGTCAGGGTATTGATTTTGTAAAATTACGTGTGGATCAATAGATCTATATTTACCCACACCCGATTTGTCAGAGGGTATTACTAAAACATTAATTTTGGACATAGAATTGTTTTTTTCCCAAAATATAGGAATTATAAACAATAAATAAAAGTCCTTATTTCATTTTTTTGATCTTGGTAACAACACCTTCAAATACATGTTGACCAACACGAAAAGAAATTTGTTCCTTGGTTTTTTGTGTTGATTCAACAACTAAACCCTTCTCGTTCAAAACTTCTTCAATGGTTTCTCTGAGAAGTTTTTTTAATTCATTGTAGTTCAAATCACTTTTGGATTCTGTAATAGTTTGTCTACGTTCTTGTTGAACTATTTTACCTGAGGCATCGGTCTTCATCAACCTTGATGCTGCTTCTACTAATTCATCACTGAGAACTGTTTCGGAACCCATCATTTTTGGTTGTTCGATAGGGTGTTCCATCATCAATCTTTTAATTTCATCAGGTAATTTCGAATTCATAATTCTATCCTGAGTTGGTAGTTGTTGTTGTGATGAGGCTCTTGGAACAGGTTGTTCAGCTAAAAATTCTTGAGGTACATTGTATTTTGCGGGTGGTGCATCGTAAGATTCTATCATACTTGATGGTATTGAACGACTATTTCCCCTTGGTGTTTCTCCGTGTTTGTCCATTATTTTTTTGGCAACCACTAATTTCTGCATTAAATCCTGATTCATTGTGTTGTGTCTGTTGTATCAAATTTGGCTATGGTGATTATGTTTACCATATCTTTATCACCAGTAAAATTATAACCAGGTCTTGGTTTAGTAAAGTTTTGACGAAGTGGTTTAAACATGGTAGTTTTATCCACACGGAAAAGTCGCCACCCTGGTTTGGGACTATGTGGATCATTCAAATACGCCGTGTGAGATGCTCCGGCGTTATCCCAAGCTCTAAAAACCATATTACCAGCTTTTGAACGACCTAATGCGACTGGTTCTATTTCTCTTAGACCTTTACCACCTGGTTCATCACCATCATAATAAATTGAGCACACTTGTTTCTGATCAATTGCTCTTCTTATGTCGTCAATTGATGCTGCCTCAACAATGAGTATTTTAAGTGACTCAAGTAATTTCATTATTGTTCTCCTTCTACTCGGTATGGTTTGTTGGGTTGATATGCGTTGAATTTAATATTCATCTTTCTTTCAAACACATCAACTGAAGTTCCAGCGGCTTGGTTGTAAACATCCAAGAATGTTCCGGTTCCTCGTCCTAATTCATCACCATCCCCAACAGCGTCAGGATTAGTAGATGAATATTGACTACCTTGTTGGGTGTAGTCATTTTTTACAATGTTTTTTTTCCTCTCAATATCGGCAATTGCCGTAAGTCTATTAGCTGGTTGAGAAAAATCTAAAGGTAATTGTTCCATTTTATAATATTTTGGTCATTAGGTCGGTTATCCTTCTAAGGCTTTCGGTGACTTGTAAGTCATATTTTTCTAAAGATTTTTTATGACTACCGTCTTTGGAGATATTCATACCCACATTAGCACTTTGTGGTTTGATATCGTTTGTGTTCATCATACCCGTATTATTTCTAATATTATCAGAACCTGAAAGTGATTGTCTAGATCCTGAAAGTATTGAGTCAACAAAACTTTTCATTTTATTTTCCCCATTCAATATAAAAGGTGCGTCAGTGTTTGTTCCTGAGTGATTGTCAAAAAAATTTTTGATTCTCTTCAACTCGGGATAACCTATTGAGGTTGCTTTTTGCAGTCTTTTATTACGGTTGAAACCTTCAGTATTTGCATCCGCATTTTTTACCTTTGTAAAACACACTTTCATATGATTACGCATTTCTTGTGGAAAATCCCAAACTTTGTCGTACAAATTACTGTTCATCTCTTATAAATTTTATAATATCACTTTTACTAATACCTTTTTTTTTAATGAGATTCAATAAGTTTCTTAGATTTTTTCTAACCATAATAGGTAAATCATCGATTTTTCTTACATCCTTACTTTTTCTGATTTCAGTATCTTCAGATTTTTTTACGAGCAAATCTTCCAACATCCCAATCATTTTTTGACGTTGTACTTCTTTGAGTTCTTTTTCAGTCAATCTTTCTTGACCTTTCTCGTCTAATTTCGGTGATTTACCAAACGCTTGACATCTCTCTTCAGGATTTTCTACATCCATTTGTTTCATCTTATCAACACAATTTTCGTAGGTGTCCCCCGAAACAACGTCATAACCAAAAGCACCCGTCAAATCTTCTTCTCTCATTACACTTTCTCCATAATAAACTCGGTAACCTCTCATCACAGGATCACCAGCTTGTCTTGTTGAGAATACGGTTTGATCCATGGTTTTTGTTGGAGACATTTTTGGGTCATGAATTGGAATTTTTGAACTCAATAAGGATCCGTCAAAGTCAATCAATTCATCGATTTCTTCTTTTTTTTCTTCTTTTGGATTGATTTTATCAATCAATTGTTTCAAATCATTTTTTGTGAATTTTCTTTTCGACTTTATCACTTTTTCAACCAACGACAAGATAGATTTTTCTTTTTTTGATGGTAATGAAATTACTTCATCAAATTGTCTTGCTTCATGAATTGTTTCATTAACAGAATAATAAACATCAATTTCATTCTCTTTCTTTTTCAAAAAGAAATAAGTGTTGTTGGAAAAATATTCGCGTCCAAAAGTAATCATAATGATTTTTTACATATAAATACCGCAACAAAAGTATTTATGTCATATGGCATATCAGAACATCAACCAATACGTTTATAACAAGTGGTATTTGAAACCCGTACAAGAAGTTTCAGACCTATCCTTGGCTTCAGATGAGAGACAATATAATGAAGAAGTTATATTTTCACCTTATCTTATTGGAAATACTGATGGTAATGTTATGCCAATCAAAATTGATTTAAATTTTTCAGGATCAAATCAAGGTTTTATAATTGATTATAACGAATATGTTGATGACAACATTCTGATCTCACAAAATTACTATAATATATTAGAGGAAGATCTGTCTTGTTTTAGATTAAAATCAATATGTGACATTGGTTTGACTGGAACAGATAATGGTTTAGTAAGATGTTTGAGTGGTGAGACTATTCAATACACTATGGGACTTCTTCCTAATGATGAAAAGTTCGATAGACTTAAATTTGACCGTAGATTCAAAATGTTCCAAGTTACGGGTTATACTTGGGAACCAAATCACAGATTTTCAGGTTTGTCGGAGGGAATTAATTATTCTATAGTGTCCGTCAATTCAGATCCTATTGGTATATATCACGAACTGTATGGTGGATTTTATCAAGGTTTTTATAAGTTGTTTGGATATGATTATGAAGTTTTACCAACAAGGTATCCAAAAGGGTGGACCGTTGAAATGACCTTGAAGCCTCGTTTTGAAGACGCTTACTTACCACCTTCAGGACAGACAACCCTCAATGATTTTTATCCTGACAATGCCGGTATTTTCTTTTACATGGGAACCCGAGCTGAAAATAAATTTTGGCATTGGGCGAATGGTGAAAATACGGGAGATACCTCTTACCATAGAGTAACCACACCACTAACAGGGTTATCAAGTTGTATGTGTACAAGTTTGAATCCAGGTTATACTACGGAAACTCAATCTATCGTTGATATCAGATCCACAGGTGCGACAATCACAGTTGGTAAAAATCTTCTTTGGGAACCAGGTGATGAAGTTTTGGTTTATCACCAAGAATTGGAATATGTTTTAGGTAATGTTGTTTATTACAGTGGTACCTCAGGAGAAATGCAGTTTACAATCACCACGAGTGTTGGTGTTGGAACATTTCCTGCTTGGAGAGTTGACAAACCAAATTACTTGAAATACGCAGAATCAAATTGTGTTAAGGTATATCCACCATCAGGATCAACAGATATCCACAATATAACCTATTGTAATTGTTGTTTCCCACCACCTCCACCGCCAGTTCCTGAGCACAATCCGTTGTTTGACTCCATGTCAAATGCGTTGGCTATTAGATTTAGTGGTGATCCACGTAATCCAAAAATTTGTGTTAGAACTCTGACCTTTACTGGTGATTGTACAACAACAGGATCTTGCGAAACTTTGGGTAATACAACCGTTACAGGGTATTCGGTAAATAATTACTGTTCATCTCGTGGAATTTATGATGATTGTTTGGGGACTGATTACACAGACCAAGAACATTGGGTTTTGATTGATGCCGTATTTGAGAGATATAGTTGGTTCGATTTCTGTGATTTATATTATAGGGGTGGTTTAGGAACCATCTCCACGACTTTATACACCGCGACGACCGCGAACAATTCTGTCTCACTTATTCAACCACCACTTACTCACGACCAACTCAGGGCAAAAAGAGAAGAGTTTGTCCAACTAAATTACCAATGGTTGATTGAGGAATTTTATAGAGTTGGAAAACTAAAATTATATGTTAATGGTCGTCACTTTGAGACCTTCGATAATTTTGAAGAGATAATTCCTCGTGGTTTGTTCGGTCATAAAGAAACACAAGTGGGCGTTCCTTTCAACATTTCTTGGGGTGGTGGAACACAAGGATTACATGAAAATTTGGTGTTTTCGGCGATGCCTGAAACCCTTTGTGGTGAATACATTCAAGATCCTGAATTGTTCCCTGATAATATATTGAGTGGTACATCTCTGAGTGGATTGTCAACAAATATTATTTTGGAGAAATATTTTGCCGGTACTTTCGATGGGGGAATTTCAACATTCCATATGTATTCGAAACCTTTGTCAGTACCTGAAATTCAACACAATGCGAGGATATTGTATAATGAATATGATTTATTGAATCCATATTGTTTGAACTGTGAAATACCTAACACTGATGATTTTACTTACGAATTTGTACCAGAACCATCACCAAGTCAAACACCCACTCAAACTCAAACTCCTACAATTACTCCAAGTGTTAGTGATACACCAACACCAACACCAACGGTTACTAACACACAGACACCAACACCGACCGTTACTAATACACAGACACCAACACCAACATCAAGTAATTTACCCTCACTTTGTTTGGTGGTACAAGTGTTTGAAGCTCCACCACTGTATTTACCAGTTCTTGGTCTCATAAATTCGAAACCATATTTTGAATACACTCAACCGACCTATGGTCGAGTTTTTAAAATATATTGGGATGGTACTCAATGGGTTATATTGGACATTTATGCGAACTTTATTTGTTCTACGATGAATTATTCGGGGTTATATCCTGACACTAATTTTGCGCCTTGGGTTCCATTCACACCACCTGAACCACCTTATGACACTTGTGTTTTTGTGGCTTCAACTACGTATCCAGCACCTTGTTCGACGCCTCCAAATACACCAACACCATCCGTTACTGCCGATTGTTGTGAGACGTATAATTTTACGTTATCTGAGGGCGGGGGGGGTTTCGAGCCATGTATAAATGGTAATACCATAACTTATTTGGATTGTGATAATGTTTGGCAGACTACCCTATTACCACCTAATACAACCACCTCACTTTGTATCAAATACGGGTACTTCAAATACGTTACTATAAGTCCATCTGATTGTGCTCCGAATACTGTTAGTTTAGGAAATTGTGATTGTGATTTATAAGATATATAATTAAGATGAACAACTACGGAGTACAAATATCAAGTGTTTTTTATTCAGGTAGAACCTGTCAAGTATTATTTTTGGAAGATGAGACTGATATAACAGTAAATCTTGGAACAGAAACTATTCCATTTACTTATTTTCCACCTGATGGATCTCCTCAGGGTAAATACTTCATTTATTTTTCAGGTACTGACCAAACTTTTGTTGTTGATGTTATTGCACCAAACCCAAGTCCTACACCGTCCGTAACACCCACTTTGACACCTACTTCAACTGTAACTCCAACCCAAACTCCCACACCGACAATCTCTGAAACTCCAACTCAGACGCCAACTCCTACCGTAACAGATACTCCAACTCAGACGCCTACACCTACGGTGACAGATACACCAACTCAGACGCCAACTCCAACGGTAACAGATACACCAACTCAGACGCCTACACCTACGGTGACAGATACACCAACTCAGACGCCTACACCTACGGTGACAGATACACCAACTCAGACGCCAACTCCAACGGTAACAGATACACCAACTCAGACGCCAACTCCAACTATCACTGAAACACCAACTCAGACGCCTACACCTACGGTGACAGATACACCAACTCAGACGCCAACTCCAACTATCACCGAAACCCCAACACAAACACCCACACCAACTAATACTGTAACCCCCACTGCAAGTCAGACCCCAACTCAGACTTCTTCAGAAACACCAACGCCTACTCCAACTGTAACATCTACTGGAACAGGAACACCTACTCCAACACCAACAACGACAAGAACTCCAACTCCGACTACACCATCGACTCTCGTTGTTCACTTCGACATAAGTAATCCATCATCTTATCCTGGTTCGGGTTCATTAATTACCGACTTATCGGGACGAGGAAATAACGCAACTCTGAGTGGTGACTATTCTTACTCATCATCCAACAGTGGAATAATTGTAATGGGGGGGACAAATAGTTTGGCAAATATTACACAGAACGCAACCATCAACATTTCAAATACAACAACTCCTGTATCAGTAGTTATTTGGGCAAAAATACCTTCAGGATATGTTAGTAACGATGGTATTTGGAATAAGCAAGCACAAACAGGTGGTTTTGATGGATTCAGACTTAGTGTTGGAGGAACCAACGGTTTAATTTTTGGATTCAATGGAAACTCTCAAAACTTTAATACCCCAAGTGGAAATAACGTATTCACCGCAAACACTTGGGCAATGTTTACCACGATTATCCAAGCAGGGACAAGTGCGGTTTATGTGAATGGTAATTCAACGCCAGTGATTACACAAGCAACTTCAGATAGTTTTTTTGGACAACCGAACTTACAAATTGGACAATCAATACAAGGAGATGGTTCATACCTTCCTATGAGTTGGGGACAATTCAGATATTACAGAAATCGTGCGTTGACCACCAGCGACATATTAACTTTATTTAATACAGATAAATCAAAATATGGTTTTTAAATAATATAATTTTGTAATAAACCATCCACTTTGTTTGAGGGTTTTTTATTTTAAGAAAAAACTGTTTTATGAAGATATTCATTCAGATAGCATCTTATCGTGACCCCCAACTTATTCTGACAATCAAAAATATGTTGGAAAATGCTAAAAGGCCCAAAAATTTGAGAATTGGTATAGCAAGACAATTCCATCCTGACGATAAATTTGATGACTTATCTGAATTCGAAAATGACAGTAGATTCAGAATTTTAAATGTACCATATCAAGAGTCAAACGGTGTTTGTTGGGCTAGAAACTTAGTTCAACAATTATATGAAGGTGAAGAATACACACTTCAAATAGATTCTCATATGAGGTTCGCACAAAATTGGGACGATGAAATGATTAAGATGATAAAACAACTTCAAAAGAAGGGTTATAAAAAACCTCTTCTTACAGGTTATGTTTCTTCTTTTGATCCCGATAATGATCCACAGGGTAGAGTTCAAGAACCATGGAGGATGGCATTTGACAGATTTATTCCCGAAGGTGCCGTATTTTTCTTACCTGAAACAATTCCTGGTTGGAAAGAATTATCCGAACCAGTTTCTGCGAGATTCTATTCAGCCCACTACGCGTTTACATTGGGTCAGTTCTCAACTGAAGTACAACACAATCCTGAATACTATTTCCATGGTGAGGAAATTTCAATAGCTGCGAGAGCATACACATGGGGTTATGATTTATTTCACCCACATAAAGTATTAATTTGGCACGAATACACGAGAAAGGGTAGAACCAAACAGTGGGATGATGATAAGACTTGGGGCAACAAAAATACTCAATCACACCTTTTGAATCGCAAGTTGTTTGGAATGGATGGTTTGGAACAAGAAGGACACGATGGTCCTTGGGGTTTTGGTCCTGTTCGTACTCTTAGAGATTATGAAAAATATGCGGGTCTATTGTTTAGTAAAAGAGCGGTTCAACAGTACACACTTGACAAGCACTACCCACCAAATCCATATCCGTATGAGACGGAAGAGGAATGGATGAAGAATTTTGCATCTGTATTCAAACATTGTATTGATATCAATTATTCATCGGTATCAGAAAAAGATTATGAATTTTGGGTGGTTGCCTTCCATGGGCCAAATGATGAAACTTTGTTCAGAAAAGATGCCGACAAAGGAGAAATCCAAAGAATTATGAATGATCCTGATGGTTATGGTAAAGTTTGGAGAGAATTCCAAACGGACACAAAACCAACTTATTGGGTTGTTTGGCCATATTCAACATCTAAGGGGTGGTGTGAGAGAATAACCGGAAACTTGTAGTTATGAAATTTGTGATTCGACATCAACTCCGACACATGTTGATGGGTGGTAGAGAATTTTATGTAACGGCTTTATTCAGGCAGTTAATTGATCTATTAAAATCCCAATATCCCGAACATGATTTTGAATTAGATTCAAATCACGATTATGATAATTTCGGTTATGGTTCGACGTCGTCTTGTATGAGTTTTTCGATTATCAATCCCGAAAATGAGAATTACATTCTTTTATCACTATTCGATAATTGGAGGTATCATTTTATGACCCATTTGGGTTGGAAACCCAAACAAATGAAACAATTTTTCTATGCTGGTGGTTTTAATTTTGCCGACTATTACAACTTTAAGTTGGTAAATCAGAATAATAAAGACAACGAATTTCCTCAAAATATAAAAGAGGTCTATCAACCATTTTTTTATAATCCATATTTTGATTGTTGTTATGATGAAATGGATCAAATCTCCAAATTACCTCAAAAAAATAATGAATTATTTTTCAGAGGGTGGATGTGGGATTCAAGAAAGTTGATGACAGATAACTTAAATCAATCCGATATCTTAATAATTGACAAAAACCAAGATGGACAAAATTTGGACTATATTGAATATTTGAAAGAGATGAGGAAATACAAAGCGGCTTTGTCTTTACCTGGTGGAACTGAAATTTGTAACCGAGACATTGAATGTTTTGGGATAGGTGTACCTGTTGTAAGACCTGCGTTACAAATTAATTTTGAGGATCCTCTCATACCAAATTACCACTACATAAGTTTTTACCATCCTTGTGACTATAATCCAATGGGGTACCCAAGTTATCAGTCTTACGAGGATTTCAAAAAAAATCTTATATACACTTGGAACAAAGTTAAGAACGATAGTGAATACCTCAATTTTATATCTAAAAATGCTAAAGAATGGTTTGATAGAAATTGTAAAATGGAATCAAACCTAAGATTTATATCTAAAAAAATAAATTTGAATTTATTGAAATAATGGAAAATATAATAAAAAACTTGATGTGTTCTGGATCTAACTGTATCGAAGGAGACTTTTTTTCAAAAAATTTTGAAAACGGCGTTGTCACCCATTGTAGTTATAAAGGAATTTCTATGGAACAAAATCCGAATGTCATTTTTGCATTTGACAAATTGTTTGATGAAATTAAACCTGATTTGGTTTTAGAAATAGGCACCTTCCATGGCGGATTGACATTGATGTTACGTGACATCCTCGACCATAATGGTTTGGAAAAAACTCGTTTAATCACTTATGATGTGAACTCACCAAATTTTTTAATACAAAAAACAACCAAGGACCAAATTGAAATCAGAGTAAAAAACTTATTTTCCCACAATTATTCTGATTGGAATTCCTCAGAAGATAAGTTGGAAATCCTCAATCTTATTACCTCACATAATAGGGTAATTATATTATGTGATGGTGGTAGTAAAAAGAATGAATTTCGTATGATTTCTGACCTTATCAAACAAGGTGATATTATAATGGGTCATGATTACTCACCTAATCAAGAATACTTTGACCAATATATGAATGGTAAAAAATGGAACTGGATGGAAATACAAGATTCAGACATCGAAGAATCCGTCAGTAAAAATAATTTGAAACCCTACATGAATCAGAATTTTTTGGATGTTGCTTGGGTTTGTAAAATCAAATAAGCGAAATGAGTAGTAACATTACTTTAGTAACAGGATTATGGGACATCAAAAGAGGTGAATTATCTGAAGGATGGTCAAGATCTTACGATCATTATCTTGAGAAGTTCCAACAATTATTATCTGTGGATAATAACATGATAATTTTTGGTGAAGAAGAGTTAGAAAAATTCGTATTTCAACATAGAGATAGAAGTAATACACAATTCATAGTTAGGTCACAAACATGGTTCAAAAATGAATTCTTCGATAAAATTCAAGAAATCAGAAATGACAAAAATTGGTTATCTCAAGCAGGATGGTTGAGAGAATCAACTCAGGCTAAACTTGAGATGTACAATCCACTTGTAATGTCTAAAGTATTTTTACTCAATGATGCAAATATTATGGATCAATTCAGATCAGATTATATGTTTTGGATTGATGCCGGTCTTACTAATACTGTCCATCCAGGTTATTTTACTCATGATAAGGTTTTACATAAGTTATCGAAATACTCTGACAAATTTACCTTTGTTTGTTTCCCATATGAAGCATCGTCGGAAATACATGGATTCAACTCCAATGAAATAAATAAGTTGGTGGGTGGTAAAGTGGATATAGTTGCACGAGGTGGATTTTTCGGAGGTCCCAAATCAGTTATAAGTGATATCAATGGAATTTATTACAATTTGTTGAGTAACACACTTTTCAATGGACTCATGGGAACTGAAGAATCAATATTCTCGATCATGGTATACAAACATTCAGATTTGATAAATTACTATGAAATAGAGGGTAACGGTTTGATGTGGAAGTTCTTTGAAGACCTGAAAAACGAAACACTAGTAAAGAAATCTAAAAGTTTGACCAAATCTGTAAATTTAGACCTGAACATTCAAAACACCGCTCTATACGTAATAACCTTCAACAGTCCAAAACAATTCGAGACTTTGATTACCTCGATGATCGATTACGATAAAGACTACATTGAAAAACCAAAAAAATATTTGTTGAATAATTCATCTGATTTGGAAACAACCAATGACTATGAAGACTTATGTCAAAAATATGTTTTTGAACATATCAAGATGGATAATCTTGGTATTTGTGGTGGTCGACAATGGATTGCTGAACATGCGGATGAAAATGAGTTTGATTTTTATTTATTTTTCGAGGATGATATGTTCTTCTTCCCTGAAGAAGGTACAACTTGTAAAAACGGATTCAACAGATATGTTCCAAACCTTTATCAAAAGACTTTGGAGATCGTGAAAAAACAGGATTTTGATTTCCTGAAACTAAATTACACAGAGTTTTTTGGTGACAACGGAACACAATGGTCATGGTACAATGTCCCACAATTTTTCCGAGAAAAACAATGGCCCGAAAAATCTACACTACCTGTCCAAGGACAAGACCCTAACGCCCCACGAACAAAATTTCAAAATATTCGAAGTCACAAAGGAGTGCCATTTATTGATGGTGAGATTTACTATAGTAATTGGCCACAAATTATCACGAAGTATGGTAATAAAAAAATGTTTTTGACTGAAAAATGGGCACACCCATTCGAGCAAACTTGGATGAGTTACATTTATCAAGAAACTGTGAAATGGAATATTACACCAGGTATGTTATTGATGACCCCCACTGAACATAATAGATTTGAATTTTACGACGGAAAACTAAGAAAAGAATCTTAGATGGTATTTATAGTAAAAACTATCTATGGATTTTTACATAATGAAGAACGCGACTTTACCTTTGCTGAAAATGCAAGTGGTACGTGATGGTCGTAGTGAATATCAGTCTTTTATGGAATCTTTGGCCGATGCGGTGATTACTTTTACGATGATCAACTCTGAAACGGGTATTCCTAAGATAGTTTCAAAACCAGCCTATATTGTGGAGTTGACGGGATTGGACCCAAATGCTTCTCCCGAATATTATGTGTTCTACAGGTTTACCAAAAGGGATACCAATACTCCAGGAAGATATCTTGGTCAATTCCTAATCAAATATAATTCAGGGTTGCTTGGGGCACCCGAGGGTAACTTGATAGTTCCTATCAGAGATGAGTTGTACATCAATATCCAAGATAGTTTTATCGCCGACTCACCCTGTTGTTGACGGACAATAGATTTCAATGTATATTTATTACTGAATGAGAAGACAAACTCCACATTGTGTGGAAGAGAATGTGTCACTCGGTAAAAACGTACATTATGATATCAACAGAAGAAATTCGCACATTCTTGGAGGGTAATGACCCTGAGGAATTTATAGTATCTATAGAATTTGATTATGTATCAGATTCAATTTACAAAATTAATGAAATACCTGGTAAGGGTAAGGCAATTGTAAAAGACCATTTTGTTCCATTTGCTTGGGTTGGAGACCTGAGAGGTCTAAACTTTTATCAGGGGTCAAAGGCTCTCCAAAAGGAGGCTATGTTCAAATATAAGATTGTTATTGATAAGCTAGAAACTCATGGTAACGAACGTTTGGAGAAAGGTTTGTCCTTTATGGTCAAGTCTTTAGCGGGATATCGAGCACTAACTCAATTCTTCCGTGATGGAGGTATCGACCCTTGGGGTGAAAAAGTTCGAGAACTATTTCTTATGTTACCCCCTGTAGAACAATATTTGATTCAAAAAGAGAAACGATTGTTCAAAGGTTATGAAGAATATAACGATATAACTCGTTTTGTATTTGACTTGGAAACGACCTCACTTGAACCAAAGGACGGTCGTATCTTCATGATCGGAATGAAAACTAATAAGGGGTTTCACGAAGTTATCGAGTGTGATACCGAAGAGAAGGAACGTCTCGGCATTATCAAGTTCTTCGATACCATAAACGAACTAAAACCATCAATTATTGGTGGATATAACTCATTCAACTTCGACTGGTATTGGATTTTTGAAAGAAGTAAGGCACTTGGATTGGACGTAAAAAAGGTATGTAAGTCACTCAACTCTCAGAGAACTATTACCCAAAAGGAACAAATGTTGAAACTTGCTAACGAGGTTGAAAAGTACCCACAGGTTTCGATTTGGGGATATAACATCATTGATATTCTCCATTCAGTTAGACGTGCTCAAGCCATCAACTCAAATATCAAGAGTGCTGGTCTTAAGTACATTACTCAATATCTTCAAATCGAAGATGAGGATCGTGTATACATTGATCACAATGAAATTGGTCCTATGTATACCAAAAAGGAGGATTATTGGTTAAATACTAAAAATGGTAAGTATAAAAAGGCTAATGATCCCAAATTTGTGGATCTCGATAAGAGATTTCCTGATGTATATAAGAGAGTTACTGGTGACCAATTAGTTGAACAATATCTTGACGATGACTTGGATGAAACCCTAAGGGTTGACGATGAATTCAACCAAGGATCCTTCCTTCTCGCTTCTTTGGTACCCACAACTTACGAACGAGTAAGTACAATGGGTACGGCTACTTTGTGGAAGATGATTATGTTGGCTTGGTCATACAAATACAATTTGGCTATCCCGGCTAAACAATCTAAAACAGATTTTGTTGGTGGACTATCCCGTTTGATCAAGGTTGGGTATTCCACAAATGTGTTGAAACTTGACTTCTCATCTCTTTATCCTTCTATTCAATTGGTACATGATGTATTCCCCGAATGTGATGTGACTGGTGCTATGAAAGGACTTTTGAAGTACTTCCGTGATACTCGTATTTTGTACAAACAACTTGCTGAAGAATACTCAGAGAGTGATCCAAAAAAATCACAGTCTTACGACCGAAAACAATTACCTATCAAAATCTTTATCAACTCGATGTTTGGTGCGTTATCAGCTCCACAAGTTTATCACTGGGGGGACATGTATATGGGTGAGCAAATCACCTGTACAGGTCGTCAATATCTTCGTCAGATGATTTCATTCTTCATGAAACGAGGGTATGAACCTTTGGTTATGGATACGGATGGTGTAAACTTTTCATCACCATCAGACGTTGAAAATAGAAAGTATATTGGTCGTGGATTGAACTGGAAAGTAAAAGAAGGTAAAGAATATACAGGTGCCGCCGCAGATATTGCTGAATACAATGATATTTTCATGAGAGGTGAGATGGCTCTCGATAACGATGGTGTTTGGCCTTCATGTATCAACTTGGCTCGTAAGAACTACGCTCTTATGACAGATTCAGGAAAAATTAAGTTGGTGGGAAACACAATCAAATCAAAAAAGTTACCTGGTTATATTGAAGACTTCTTGGATAAAGGGATCAAGATGTTACTAAAGGGTCAAGGTAAAGAATTTATCGAATACTACTATGAATATTTGGATAAGATTTATCGTAAGGACATTCCTTTGATCAAAATTGCACAACGAGCTAAAGTAAAACAAAGTTTGGAGGAGTATAAAATTCGTTGTACTCAAAAGACTAAAGCTGGTTCATTAATGTCTCGTCAAGCTCATATGGAATTAGCAATTCAAAACAATTTGGCCGTCAACCTTGGAGATGTGATTATGTATGTCAATAACGGTGAAAAATCATCTCATGGAGACGTACAGAAAGTTCCTGCTAAAAAGTATAGTGATCTACAAAGAAAACGTCATTTTGATAAAACAGGTGAGGAATTGAAGGATACCGAGTCCTACATTCAACTAAACTGTTATTTGATTGACCAAGAACAACTCTCAAACAATCCTGATTTGACTGGTGATTATAACGTTGCTAGAGCAATCAGTACCTTCAACAAGAGAATTGAGCCATTGTTGGTCGTATTTCAAAACGAGGTTAGAGAGAACCTAATAGTTGCTAACCCCGAAGACCGAGGTATTTTCACAACTCAACAATGCAAGTTAATTAACGGACAACCTTTGGGTATTGGGGATCAAGACGATTTGGGTGATGTACTTACAATATCAGACCAAGAATTGGTGTATTGGGGTAAAAGGGGTTTGAACCCTACTTACATGTATGATATTGCTGAGGAAGGTTGGGAAAAAAAAGTGGAAGAATTACCACAATTTAACACCATCAGAGGAAAGGATATACCATCCCTGATTGATGTTCACTAATTCGATACAAGCACCACGATCTAATAGGATTTCATCCCATTCTTCGTCAATTCTACCCTTATCGGGTCTGATCAAAATCTCAGTCATAGCCTTTATTTTGATCTTATCTGTCGTGGAAGAATTTAGATACACGTCACAGTGAGGTGTGTCTCGTATAACAAGAGAGTACTCTCCATTTGTGGTGTATTTCTTTTCAGAAACAATTGCAGACTCAGAAGTTCTTACTTTGTTTCCGTTGATGATTTTTTCTACGGGATGTGTTTTTATAATGGCCATTATACTACAGTAATTGGTATTGTCATAGGTCTGAATTTCAATTGAGTATTCAAATTGGTTGCAATTTCAGCCTCTTTTTTCATTTGATTTTCAGGTCGTAATCTTTCTAACCTTCCTTGTAATTCAGTCAAAAGAGTTACCTTTTCATCTTTAGCCTCAGTTTGTAAAGATTGATAGTCCATTTGAACCTCACTATCAGGTGTTTTTAGATTACCACTAAATTTACCTCTTACACGTGCTAAAGTTTCTTTACAATATGCGGTAAACCATCTTCTAACCCAAATTCTTGCTGGTTCATTAAGATCGTCCCAATTGATGGTATCCAATGGAATGTCCGATGGAAGTCTTACAATATCAGGATTGTCTTGTAGACAAAGATCTCTTTCATCTTCACATACTTCATAATACCAATACCAAACTTGACCTCTCATAAGTTCAGAATCTCCAAAATCAAACCTTCCACCCGGTGTATTGAACAACCAAATCGCGTGTTTTCCGTCAGGAAGTGCAGTTACTTGGTATTGTAAATCGGGTTGGATTAGTCTTCTTTTTACGTTTATATCTTGTAGACGAGACATTACATCATATGATGAAAAAAAGAAGTATCCCCCACCACCATATCCTGATTGAGCAAATCCACCTGGCCCTCCCAATCCTCCGGCACCACCAAGAGCACCGAAAGACCATGGATCAAACATCATGTTATTCATTTCAGTTGGAGAATACCATAATAGTTGATTGATCTCCCTACATGCCGGAATTTCATAAATTTGTTGATTAGGTACCAAACTGATATAATCCCTTTTTAGTACCCACGGACCGGCATTTTGTAAACCAGCAATTTTTGAATAGGCGTATGTGTATTGTGTTTCCCAATCCAAAGATCTTCTAACCAAAGCATTTGCCAAAGACTGTGTATCCAAGTTCAAACCGTAAAGGGTAGTCCATTGAGATTCAATCAACCAATCCTGAACATATTCGGCATAATCTTGAATTGATAATTCTAAAAGGGAATCCATCATTTCGTATTCCAATTCTACGGCTCTAAGAGGAGCCCCCAATAAATTCAGGATTCTATTATATAACCTGGTTCTTTCTGGTTCTGGTATAACTGCCATCAGACTACTTTTTTCTAATAAATATCTAATTATTAGAATTGGTACAATAGAGAGTCTTTTGGGAAATTATATGTTCCGTCTATTATCTGAGCATTTCGGTTGTCGAAGATTACAAACTCCCTTCCTCTTTTGACAAAGACCATCCAATCAGTTTTATATTTTTTTACATTCGCTGTACCTTCAATTCTGAACATCTCGTCAATTTCTTGGATTGAATTAAAGGGTTTGACCTGTGCAGTATGTTCTTTACCATTAATGGTAATTTTCATATCAACCCCCATCATATCCTCTTTGCTTCCCAAAGCACCAATTTTTTTTATATTTTCGGGACCAAATTTTTGTTTGAATTTCTTCTCAACTATGTCTTCGGTTTTGGAACCTTTGTTTGATGTTGCGTTTAGTATTTGAAATATGGTTTGGAATGTTCTTGCGTTTGGATCAAATATTCTTTCCTTTAGTTCGGAAATGAACTTGAGCATTCTTCTCATTTGGAACATTTGTTCTTCTGGTGATACACCTTCAAATTCTATTGGTTTTTTATTATAAACTTCCAACACCCTATTCAAATCTTTGAGTAGGGGACAAAATGTACTGTAATTTGTGTTGAGGTAGTTGATAATTGATCTACCTGGTTTTTCTAAATCGTATATGCCAGGTGCGGTTCCTTTTTGGTATTCACCTGCTCCATAGTATTTGTCGGGAAACGCTTGTGATAAAATCTTTTTTATACCATCACTATACAAATCAAGTAACTCTGAATTGTTATTGAACATTTCTCTTATAACCGCACGATCTTTTTCTGAACAAGGATTAGCAATTCTTTGTTCTGATAATATTTTTTTTACTGTACTACTTTCTTTGATACCTTTGTTGGTGATTCTTTGGTATTCACTATCCACAAAATCCCAATTCACTACCTTCCAAAAGTTTTTGATGTATTCATCCCTTTTGTTTCTGTACTTGAGGTAGTAGGCGTGTTCCCATAAATCCAAACCAAGAAGTGGATAACCACCTTGTTTGATAACATCCATGAGTGGATTGTCTTGGTTTGCCGTTGTCATAATTTTCAGAGTTCCTCTTTTGGTAAGAACAAGCCATACCCACCCTGAACCGAATCTTTTCTTTGCGTAATCCTCAAATTTCTTTTTGAATTCAGATAATGACCCGAAATTCGAATCAATTTTCTTTAGGATTTCACCTTTTGGTTCCATTTCGGTGGGGGACAACATTTTCCAAAATATCGCGTGGTTGAAGGCTCCACCAGCATTGTCTCTCACAACCTTTGAATATCTTTCGATTGTTCTGATAATTTCCTCGAGTGAAATATCACCCAAGTCTTTTCCTTCTAGAGCATCGTTGAGTTTGCTAATATAACCTTTATAATGTTTGTTGTAGTGGATATTCATCGTTTCAGGGTCAATGAATTGACGAAGTGCTGAATATCCGTAAGGTAGTTTTTCTGCTCTAATTTTTTTGGCTTCGTGAAGGGATTCTTCTTTGATGGTTTGTTTGTTTTGAAGGTTCTGTTCTATATCATGAATCTTCTTTTTAAGATTTCTCATATCTCGGGTACTATAGTTTTATAAATTATAAATACCCCCAACTTATTATCTTCTACTATTGATCGACTTAAGAATTTCTTCAACATAGTCTCCCGTTGATTCTTTGTCCCCCATCACGGTTTCAAAAATATCCTTTTTCTTACGTAGGATATCGTAAATAATCCCTTCAATTGTGTTGTCGAAAATGGGGTAATAAACCAATACATTATTTTTTTGTCCGTAGCGGTATGCTCTGTCCTCCGCTTGTGAGTGGTCTGATGGAAGGAACGATAAATCGTTCATAACTATCGCTTCACCCGATGTTAGGGTAATACCTGTACCGGCAGCTTTGATGTTCCCCACAAATACTTTTACCGAGTCATCATTTTGAAATTTGTCGACAGCCTCTTGTCGTTCTCTTTGGTTCATCGATCCATCAAGTCTAACCGCCTTCTTTCCGAAATGTTCCAAAATCATCTCGAGGGTTTTGGTAAAATTGGTAAAGACAATTACCTTTTTGTCTTGTTCAATAATGTTTTCACACAGTTCAATGGTTGAGGATACTTTCTCTTGAGCGATACACTGACGAACTTGGGTCAATTTGGTAAACTGAAGTGTCAAAGAGTCTGCCTCACCACTTTTATCGTACCAATCGTAATAGTCACCCATTAGTTCCTCATATTGTTTAGAACGAAGTCTCAGGTATACTGGTGTGATAATTTTATCGGGAAGGTCAAGTACATTTTCCTTTAGACGACGAAGAACTTGTGGTTTAGTACGATCTCGGAGTTCTTCCAAGTTTGACGCTCCACTGACATTCCACACTTTTCTCTTACCAGCTCGGAATTGAAATCCATTACAATATCTCTTGACATACGCCATCCAATTCACCGCAACGGGTGAGTCAATTAAATTGAGAAGATTGTAGTAGTTTATAGGACGACTTGTGATGGGGGTACCAGTCAATAACCAAAGTCGTTCAACTTTAGACGCGAAGTCGTTTATGAGTTTGGTTCTTTGGGCTTGTTTATTTTGAATGTAATGGGCCTCGTCGATAATGACCAAATCAAACTTAGAATTAAGAATAACTGACTCTTTTTTATTTTTTTCATTGTGGAAATTTTTAATGATGTCGTAGTTTATTATGACAAAATCGGAGTCTTCCCATTTCTTACCCTCAATAATAGATGTTGATCGATCGGTATAATTTTCAATCTCTCTTTGCCAATTTATTTTTAGAGATGCTGGACAAATAATCATAATTTTCTTTGATCCCGTCTCCAATGCTGCGATAATGGTAGATGTGGTCTTTCCCAATCCCATATCATCAGCCAAAATCATTTTTTTGTTTTCACATAGTTTTTGAATAGCCTCCTTCTGATGCTCTAATGGAGGACGATGAGAATACTTTGAATAATCAATCTCAACATTCTTTACAGTATTGTCCCTAACTAAAGCAACTTTTGGTATCCAAAAATCATGGACGAAATCTTTTTCAAAAAACTTACCCCAAATGTGATAAGAAGTGTCCTTCTCAACAAGAAGTTTTTCAATGTAAATTTGCTGAGGAATGGTAGTAAACAATTTATCATCAGCAAATTTTTGGGCAAAATACGGGTCCAAATCAACCCATTTTTTGGCAACCTTCGGAACTCTAGAATGGAAATTTATAATATATTCTGATTGGGATCTTGTCGGATAAAATTTAGAATTGTCCAACATTTTAGTTTTTAAACGCAAAATATAGTTATTGGCACCATCGTATTTTTCCAATAACTCCAAGGCTTTACGTTCTAAAACCCCAACTGATGATATGTTAGTTTGTTCTTCCAATACCTAAAAAGATAATGAATTATGTTATATTTATCAAGTAAGATGGCACAGAGACAAGTTCCTATTACAAGATTGGGTAAATTCTTCGGGGGTGAAGACTTTGCCTTGGATATTGGTATGGGTCGTGAATGGTTGGAGGGAGATATGAATTTCCAAGTTGTTTTATACAAAGTGGATAGAACCAAAACCGTTAACGATGATGTTTATGGTGAAGTTGTGAAAGATGGTATTCAGTTTTTGGCACCAGTCTCAATAAACGTTTACCTTCGAATTGAAGAAGCCACCGAACAATTTTTGGGTAATTCCAAAATTATTCAGAATGAACCCGGTTTGTTACGATTTAGCGTTTATAAGAAAGAACTCGAGGACTTACAAGTCAATATTGATTTGGGTGACTACATTGGGTATTGGATAACTGAGGATCAAGTACGTTATTACTCAATTGTTGATGCGGGTATTCCTGATTGGGATAATAAACACACGTACGGTGGGTATAAAGGTTTTTATTTTTCATACACGGCGACTCCTGTTAGTGAAAATGAATTTAGAGGATTATAATGGCACTACCTAGAAAAAAAGTTATTCCAACAATAAATCTTACTCCTGAGAAAATATTATATCAAAGGAGGGAACAATTATTAGAATATATTACAGAAGATGGAACTTATCTTCCGAAGTCATTATTACATGCGGATTTAGACCGTGGTTTTTTGGATTTTGTAAAAGAGGATCTACAAACTATTGTTGAAGGTCAAATTGTCCCGCCTGTTGATATTATTATCACGACTCAAAACTGGTCCCAATTTACTCAGACATGGGACTTCCAAGATTTGAATGGTAATCCTCAACTACCGTTTATCACCACTGTTAGAAATCCTGATGTAAAATATGGTAGTAATCCGGCCATTATTTATAATATCCCAAACCGAAAAGAATATTTTTATTCTGCAGTTCCTACTTGGAATGGTAATGTAAAAGGGTTGGATATATATAAAATCCCACAACCTGTCCCTGTTGATATCACATATAATGTGAAACTTTTGAGTAACAGAATGCGTGAACTAAATGAATTCAATAAGAATGTAATCCAAACATTTGCGTCCCGACAAGCCTATAGAAAAATAAATGGACATTATATCCCAATTATTCTGAATAACATTAGTGATGAGTCTGTTGTTGATGTAGGTCGTAGGAGATTTTATATTCAAAATTACGAATTTACTATGTTAGCCTTCCTGTTGGATGAAGAAGAGTTCGAAGTTGCTCCCGCAGTCTCACGAGTTTTCAATACGTTTGAAGTGAACCTAACTCAAAAAAAATCGAGAAGAAATCAGTTTCCAGAAAATCCTGATGAAATTCAAAAAAATATATTATTCAATTCAGGTGTTACCTCAAGGTCAATCTTAGTTGATTACACTGGTGATTTCTTTTTACTTGCCAATGATAATATTGAATCATCTGAAATTTACATCAACGAGGACTTCTACGGTACTGACGTTAATTTTATTCAAGTGAACACAAACGATATCTTAAGAATCGATATAGTGCCTTTAGATCCTTCCATAGAATCTAAAATAGAATATGGAATCAAGTTACTATGATTCTCCGTAAATGTCAGTTTTTTCTTTACAATTTTCTAAAATAAGGTTTTCTAAGAATCTATACATCTTAATACCTTTCTTATCACAATAATCTTTTAAGACTTTATGAGTTTCTATTGAAATTTTGAGGTTCTTGATTGTTTTATCCATAGGTAGAAAAAAGGTAGAATAAAATCTACCCATTTTATAAATAGATTAGACAAAGTAAAGTTTTTGTCTTTTTGCTGAATATTTATGTAATAAAAATAAATTTTATTGAACATAAAATAAAATGGCAGTATCAAATAAAATATTTGTTTCTCCGGGTGTTTACACTTCTGAGAGAGATTTAAGTTTCGTATCTCAGAGTGTTGGTGTAACAACTTTGGGATTGGTTGGTGAAACAATCACGGGTCCAGCATTTGAACCTATTTTCATCACAAGCTACGATGAATTCGAGGCATTTTTCGGAGGTACTTTACCCGAGAAATTTGTCAATACACAAATTCCAAAATACGAGTTGGCATATATCGCTAAATCTTATTTACAACAATCAAACCAACTATTCGTAACAAGAGTATTGGGTTTATCTGGTTATGATGCAGGACCTTCTTGGTCTATTACCACAATTGCTAACGTAGACGGATCTTCAATTGGTTTTAATGGAGCACCGATTTCTTGGTCAGTTGATTTCTCAGGATGTACCGGTGATACTGCGGTTTCATTCATAACTGCGTTTCCATCAATTATAAACGCTAACCTAACAGAACCTTACACTCAATTGAATGGTTCACAAACAACAATTTCTAATGACTTGAATAACCAATTATTAGACTTGATTGATAATGGTGGAGTTGGTTCAGGTTCTTCAATTTCTTACTTTGGTACTGTGACTGATGCGGCTTACAATTTCTTGTCACCCGTTTATACCGCAGAAACTAACGTTTTCGGTGTGTCTGGACTTTCACAAAGTGTTGCCGACTACACCTCACCAAATAATGATGCTTGGTATTACTCTAATTTTGACATAACTACTGGTAACAACTACTCAGGATATTCTTTCTATAGTATTGTAAACAATTTTGAAGATTTAGGTTCGGGTTGTTATTCAGGTACTGTAACGGGTAATATATACAGTTATTCTGGTACTGCTTTCGCAGATTGGAATAACCTTGTTGTTGCTACACTGAGATCTCGTGGAATTTCTTTATATGGTGGGTCTAACGATGGTCCTCAATACACTGTATCAGGTTTGACAGATGTTATAATAGATAATAGTGGTATATACTCAGGAATTAGCTCAAGTCCATACGCTACTTTCAACATTTCAGGTATGACCACTGACGGTACGGACTTTGCGTTCACAACGTCCCTTAACTCTTCCGACCAAAATTATATTACTAAAGTTTTCGGTGGTACTAATTTCGGTAAACCAAGAAATGAAGTTCCTTTGTTTGTTGAGGAAACATTCCAAAACATGCTAAACTTGGGTTACAACAAAGGTCTCATCCGTGGATTGAATTCTACTTTTGTAGCTTTACCTGGTCTGAGATACTCACCAAATACTGATACAATTGCTTACTATCTTGAAAAATATCAAAGTCCTGAATCTCCATGGGTTGTTTCTGAACTCCGTGGTACCACAGTAGATAGACTTTTCAAAGTTATTTCAATTGCGGATGGTAACACGGCAAACACACAAATAAAAATCTCAATTCAAAACATTTCATTTAACAATGGTACGTTTGATCTTGGTGTTAGAAGTTTCTTCGATACTGACGCTAACCCAGTTTACTTAGAGAAGTACACTAACTGTAGTATGGATCCAGGTAACAACAACTATGTTGGAGTACAAGTGGGTACCGCGGACGGGGAGTACGCGTTGAATTCTAAGTATATTATGCTGGAATTGAACGAGACAGCTCCGATCGACGCACTTCCTTGTGGATTCGAGGGTTATGTAATTCGTGAGTACGGAAACGCAACTCCACCATATCCTGTTTATAAAACATCGTATGATTTTCCGGGTGAAGTTGTTGGTAACCCACCTTTCAACGTACCCGCAGGACCTAACCCAATTATTTCTCCGGGGGACAACGTAAGACGTACTTTCTTGGGAATATCATCACAAATTGGATATGACCCTGATTTTTATCAATACAAAGGAAAGCAAGTTCCGAGTAACTTGTGTATTGAAACTGACGCTCTACGTTGGAATTACGTTACTAAAGGTTTCCACATGGACTCAGGTGCGACAGTTGTGACCATTACTACTGGACCTACTGCAGGAACACCAGCATTTGATTGTGGAGACGCATCTTTCCAATCTGATCCTCAGAATCCTACTAACCCCTACTACACTATCCAAGCTAGAAAATATTCTTTCTTGTTACAAGGTGGTTTTGATGGTTGGGACATCTACAGAGAAAATAGAACAAATGACGACCGATATATGATTGGTGGTAGTTTATGGCAGAAAGGAGCGTGTCCCTCAACTCGTTATCCTTTAGCAACAGGATGGGGAGCGTTTAAGACCACAACACAGGAAGGTTTTGCAGAATTCTCTAACTCGGACTACTACGCTTACTTGTTAGGTATCGCAACATTCAATAACCCTGAAGCGGTAAACATCAACGTATTCGCAACACCAGGTATTGATTACGTAAACAACAGTAACTTGGTTGAACAAGCGATTGATATGGTTACATTCCAAAGAGCTGATTCAATTTATATTGTTACCACACCTGATTGTAATGTTTATATACCAACCCAAACGGACAACATTATTCCACCAACTCAAGCGGTTGATAGACTTGATCAAACAGGAATTGATTCAAACTATACAGCAACCTACTACCCATGGATCTTGGTTAGAGATACTGTAAACAACACCCAAATATACATCCCACCAACAAATGAGGTTTGTAGAAACTTGGCTCTTACAGATAACATCTCATTCCCTTGGTTCGCAACTGCGGGTTACACAAGAGGTTTGGTAAATGCTGTCAAGGCACGTATCAAACTAACACAAGACCAAAGAGATACTCTTTACCAAGGTCGTATTAACCCAATCGCTACCTTCTCTGACGTAGGCACTGTAATTTGGGGTAACAAGACCCTTCAAATCGCTGACACTGCTCTTAACAGAATCAACGTAAGAAGATTGTTACTACAGGCACGTAAGTTGATCTCGGCAGTTGCGGTTAGATTGTTGTTTGAACAAAATGACGCTAAGGTTCGTCAGGATTTCCTTGACTCAGTCAACCCTATCCTTGACGCAATCAGAAGAGACCGTGGTCTTTATGACTTCCGTGTCACTGTAAGTAACTCACCAGAAGACTTGGATAGAAACACCATGTCGGGTAAGATTTACTTAAAACCAACGAAAGCTCTTGAATTCATTGATATTGAATTCTTGATTACTCCGACTGGAGCTTCTTTCGAAAATATCTAAAAAAAAAGGTGGGGAGAAATCCCCACCTATAGCCTTTAAAATAATTTATGAGTAAAATACTAGAAGAGGGATTTGATGATTTGGGGATGCCAACTCTCAAGTACTATGCTTTTGATTGGGATGACAATTTGATGTTCATGCCGACCAGGATTATCGTTCAGGATGATGACGGAAATGAAGTCGGTATGTCTACTGAAGATTTTGCGGAATATAGAACGAAGATCGGTAAGGAATCATTCAATTACAAAGGTAAGACCATTACTGGTTTTGCATCCGATCCGTTCAGAAACTTCACTACAAAGGGTGACAAACAGTTTTTGATTGACAGTATGAGGGCAAAACCCGGACCGGCTTGGGCTGATTTTGTTGAGGCGGTAAATAACGGATCTATCTTCTCAATTATTACTGCAAGAGGACACAATCCAAACACACTAAAAGAAGCGGTTTACAATATGATCGTGTCTGACCATATGGGTCTGAATAAAGATTTATTGATAAAGAATCTAAAAAAATTCCGTGACTTTGTGGGTAATGGAAAAAAAGGGAAACAAGATATGATCCGTGAATATATGGACCTTATCAAGTTCTATCCTGTAACCTATGGTGAAGGTTCGGCATCCAATCCTGAAGAACTAAAAGTTATGGCGATGAAAGAATTCATTTCCTATGTAAAGCAACAAGCAAAACAACTAGGACAAAATGTATTCTTAAAGGACGATGTAAAGAACAGATTTATACCTCAAATAGGATTTTCAGATGATGATATAAGAAATGTAGAAGTAATGAAGAAACATTTTGAAGATGAACCAGTTCTTAAGACTTATTCCACTGCTGGAGGCATAAAGACTAGGTATTAATGACTATAAATTTTTACAAAATTAAGTAAAGACAAAAATTTTTATATAGAGAGTATTTATATAGAAAACAAATAAAAAGAAAAAAAAGATAATATACCATGGCAGACTTATTAATGAAAATGCCGGTTCCATACGAACCAAAAAGAACGAACCGATTCATCCTTCGTTTTGATTCCACTTTGGGGATTAATGAATGGTTTGTTGAATCGACAGGTCGTCCAAGTATTGATATAAACCCAGTTGAAATTCCATTCTTAAACACCTCTACATTTGTGGCGGGTAGATTTAAGTGGAATTCAATCAACGTAAAATTCCGTGACCCAATCGGACCTTCAGCAACTCAAGCTCTTATGGAGTGGGTACGTCTACACGCGGAGTCAGTAACAGGTCGTATGGGTTACGCAGCTGGTTACAAGAAAAACGTTGACCTTGAGATGTTAGACCCAACAGGTGTTGTTGTGGAAAAATGGATTCTCGAGGGAACTATGATTACAAAGACCGCTTGGTCTGAAGCAAACTACGGTACTGATACTTTAGCAACACTTGATGCTACACTTCAAATGGACCGTTGTATTTTGGTGTACTAAAAAGTATTTACTTTTTTATTGATAAATAATTTTGTGATGGTATAATTAAACACAGGGACTAACTCCCTGTGTTTTTTTTTATGGACAATACAACAATTTACGGACAACAAGATTTTTCCCTACCCCACGATATTGTAAAGTTACCTTCGGAGGGTAAATTTTATACATCTAAGAAAAAATCGATCAAAGTGGGTTATCTGACAGCAGCTGATGAAAATGTAATTATTTCTTCATCCGCTGAAGATATGATTATGACTTTGATTAGAAGTAAGGTATATGAACCTGACCTTCGCCCTGATGATATGTTGAATGGGGATATTGAAGCTATTCTAATTTTCTTGAGAAATACCGCGTTCGGTCCTGAATACAAACTCCAAGTAATTGACCCCCAAACAGGTAAGAAATTCCCTACAACACTTATGTTGGATGAGTTGGATTTCAAAAAAGGAGAAATCGACCCCTCAGAAAAGGGGACTTTTGTTACAACACTCCCCAAGACAGGTGCTCAAGTAGAATTACGACCATTGACATACAAAGAACAAATGGATATGAACAAACAAGCCGAAGCGTATCCTGTTGGTCGTGTAGCTCCGAAGGTGACGTGGAAATTATTGAAACAAATTGTATCTGTGAACGGTAGTTCAGAAATGAGTGTAATTTCCAAGTTTGTTGAGTCTTTACCGATTATGGATTCAAAATACATCAGAAATTTCTTGGATGCGAACGAACCACGTTTGGACCTAACAAGAAGTGTAACCGCCCCGTCAGGAGAAAAGGTAGATGTGAACATCACCTTCGGGGTTGAGTTTTTTCGGGTTTTCTTCTGAGTATAGGGCTTACCTATTAGACGAATTTTACATATTGGCGAAACATTTGAACTTCACTTGGAGTGACTTTAACTCTATCCCAACCTACTCACGAAGGTATTTGATAGATAAAGTGGTTCAAAGTTTTCAAAAAGATTAATTATCCTATTTATATGTAGGATATTTTATTTATGCAGACTCCTCCACCAAATCCACCACAACCAAACCCTAATACCGGGGGAATATTGGATGCTCAAAAACTTATTGACAGTTTCAACAAAACCGTCAGGGACTCGTTCAGAAATTTGGTAAACGAGGTGAGAACTCTTGACGAGGATTTTGCGAGGTTCGGTACAAGGGTAGCTGGAGTTATGGGTCAAACCCAAATGGCGATCCAAGGTCTTAGGGAAGAAACCGCAATCGCGTTACCAAAAGTAGTTGGTTTAGGAGGTAGTTTAGCTGACGTCCAAAATATACAATTCGGTGTAACCAAGGCACTACAAACTAATATTATTCTTTTAGGTGAACAGACTTCTGATTTATTTGTTGCGTCAAAAGCTGTTGGAGTCGCAGCGGAAAATGTCGGAGAAATGGTGGCTTCATTCGAAAATGCTGGTATTTCTGCGGGTTTTGTTCGTGATAATATAGAAGGGGCTGTCGATGCGGCTCGAAGAGTCGGTGTAAACACCACAACGGTATTCAATTTAGTACAACAAAACTTGTCACGACTAAATGAATTTGGATTCCAAAATGGTGCTATAGGTTTAGCTAGAATGGCGGCAACCGCTGCAGGACTTCGTGTAGATATGAACCAAATATTCGACTTCGCTGCGAGAGTCTTCAATCCAGATAGTGCCATAGAAGCTGTTGCGACATTCCAAAGACTCGGAGTTGCGGTTGGTGACTTAGCGGATCCGTTCAGACTTATGTATTTGGCATCTGAAGATGTTGAAGAGTTGAACCGTCAAGTAGGTAAAATGACTGAACAATTTACCTACTTTGATGAAACAACAAAAGAGTTCAAAGTATTTCCAAATGCTAAACGAGACCTTAGGGAAATTGAAAAAGAAACTGGAATTGCCTACAATGAGTTGGTGAAAATGTCGATCGGACAACAGAAACTGAACATGATTGCCAAAGATTTCAGAGTTGCCGGTATTGATGAAGACTCAAAACAATTTATTGCGAACGTAGCCACATTCAGTAAGGAAAAAGGAGAATTTGTAGTCAAGATTGGTAAAGATGAAAAATTGATATCTGAAATAGACTCAAAGGACATCGAAACACTAAAAGAATCTCAACAACCAAAAACACTTGAAGAACTTGCTGCGGCACAACTTACGGAATCACAACTATTGAATGCCACAATACAACAATTCTTAGCTTCCTTCACCGCACCGACCGCAGCCTCTCGTGCATTTACTGATGTTAGAGAAGCTATTAGGGGTGGTATTTCAGGGATCAGAGTTGGTGTGGATCAGTCATTAGGTAACCAAAGGGGTGCTCAAGAAAACATAAACAAGTTCTTGGAAGATTTTGGAGGTAGTCTCAACGAACTTATAAGTGGTGAAGGAAGTTTTTCTAAATTATCGAGTGTCATTACTGGTGCTATAACCGATTTGGAAGAAGGTGCTGTGAATGTTGCTCAAATATTTGGAAACGTTCCTTATGCTGAGATTGCAAAAAATTATGTATCATCAGGTAATTTAGTTGTGCAAGGTGCTCAAGCGGCCATGGATGGGCTAAATGTACTTGGTGAAAAGGCAAAAAATTTCTTTTTTGAAGATAGTGAATTGACTAAACCCGAAGTGAAAATTGTGCCAAGTGCCACAAAAGTGGAGTTTTCAGAAATAAAATACCAAGGTAATGTGAATGTTACTTTGAATACTCCGGCGGGTACACCACAGACATTTACAATCACAGACCAAATGGCCTACGATTTATTCCAAAATCCTACCTTCCAAAAACTCAATCAGAACGCCCTACAAAATGCTATGAGCCAACCTCAATATTCCGCACTTCCGAACTTCGCTACTAAATAAAAAAACAAATATATTCTATTTATAGAAATAAGATAAGAGAATGCCAAGTCCATTATCATTTGCCGCAACCAAATTTCTAAGAGATAAATTACTTCTTAGAAATTTAAAGCCTTACACCAAACCGGGTGTGTTTGTCCCCACATCACAACCCGCTACAGGAAGTTTACTGCAAAATGATTTCAATGTTCTAGATTCTCCTGATGTGTTAATCGATGCGAACCCATTTGTCAATCAGTTGGGTGTAAAAAATGAATTCGGTCCAGACGGTGGTTATGTACTAACCATAGATGGATTGATAAATACGGCACAAAATTTATCCAATCAAGGTCCATACGGGGCATATCCTCCGTATACCCAAGCCCTTCAGATTTATTCTGCAACATTTCAGAAGGCACAATATATCAAAAATGAATATACACCACCTTTAGGTTTCATTAGATATTATGACATTGGTGATATAATCCGTGTACAAAGAAATGCGACCTATTGGGAACCACCAAGTTTCCAACCATCATCATACTCACCTTTTGCCATCCTTTTACAGGCGGATCCTTTTGGGGATAATGGTCCAGTGTCTGATGACTCGAGGATGATGCAAATCGCGGCAGAAAGAGCCAAATATAGTTTTAAGCAAAGAGTTGATCAGAACGTAAGATCAGAAACTATTGGTAGAGTAAATATCCTAAATGCTCTACAGGATCCCGTTAACTTGTCACAAGTTTTGGCGGGCAGAAGACCTATTATTGATAGAGATTGGAGAATTACCTCAGGGGGTGGGACCATATTGTCACAAGGTCAAGATATTGTTCAGAGAATTGCTGGTTTCACACTACCATTCTCACCTATTCCAGGGGATTACTTTGATCAAGATAATATTCAAAGAGATTTTGACTCTACACAATCACTGGTTCGTTCACAACAAGGATTGGCGGGTAGAATTGTTGGGGGATTGTTTGGACTACGAGGCCCGAGACCTAAGTCTCCATCACAATTATTTTTGGACTTTACAGGTGCTGGACAAAGAGCTCAACTAACCTATAACTTGGATTTAAACAGATACAGACCACAATATAATACAGGTGGTACTGGTATCATTTCAGCCTTAGGTAATGCTATTTTGGGTGGTTTTGCTCGAAATGCTAGTAACGGAACATATTATGTTGGTAGTCCTGAAAGGGAACCAACCTATTTAGTATCACCTCCAGGTCAGATACCTGTAAACTCTTTGGGTCAACAAGTTTTAGCACCTGTTTATGGTCCTGATATTTTAGCAATTGACTTCGAGGGTGCGGATCAAAATTTCCAATTTGGATTAGCGGGACGTGCTTTTGAAGATGATGGTAATTTGAGTGGTGGTTTTTCATGGGTAAGTCCTAAGTGGGCTCCAAACGCTGGTAAAAGACAAAAACCAGGAGGTGATTACGCTATCGAAGACCCAGACTTTCCACTTATTGCGGGACCATTTCAATCTACAGAATCCATACAATATACGTTCCGACCTGGTTCAATTCTCGACAATACTCAGAGACTTGTTGATTCGGTTCCCAATACTGGTGCTAGATTTGCTCACGTTGGAAATGCAATCGACCAAACATCTAAAGTTTTCTTTGATGGTTATAAAGAAATAACCAAAGGTTCACAAGTTATCAGGTATAGTGATGGACAGGAAAATGTTGGTATCGAATACTGTAGAACATTTACTAAAGACACGCCTTACTACACTTTCAACGACTTACAAAAGAGTGAAGGTAACATTAGAAAGTCCGCATATTCAATCTTGGATTCGACTTTCAATTTGAACATTGCACCTACAACAGGTAAAGATTCCACTAATATAATTGATGGTCAAGTTACCAAATACATGTTCTCAATTGAGAATTTGGCGTGGAGAACAGGAAGCCGTCCAGGATTTAGAGTATCCGATCTACCCGACTGTGAAAAGGGACCTAACGGAGGTAGAATTATGTGGTTCCCACCGTACGATCTGACATTCAACGAAGATACAACCGCGGATTTCAATAATACATCTTTTCTGGGTAGACCAGAACCGGTGTATACATATAAGAGTACTTCACGTAGTGGAACTTTGAAATGGAAAATAATTGTTGACCACCCTTCAATTCTGAACCTTATTGTCAATAAAGTATTGGCTAATG